CGGGACATTAGCAATGAATGCTTTGATCTCACCGAACCGACCACGACTGGGTTCACTATCAAATTTCGGTGACGGAAGTGCATCATTGTCATTGACTGGCGCCGCGAATGAGATGCGGCCCTATGCACGAATTCCTCGTCTTTATGGTACTCATCGGATGTATCCGTTGATCGCTGCACGGCCATTTACTGAAATCGTTGGCAGCAAACAGTATATTCGCATTCTGTATTGCTTCGGCTATGGTCCATTATCATTTGATGAATCGACATTTAAGATTGGTGAGACACCATTGTCGTCGTTTACAGATTACGAAATTCAAGTGCGACGTGGCTACTTGAATGATCCACCGATTACGCTTATTCCAGATGATATTTACGAGGACAACGAATCTGTTCAATTGAAAAAGGTGAATAGTTGGACCGTACGAACGAGTCAAACGAATGCAAAAGAGTTATCAGTCGATATTATTTTTCCAGAAGGTCTTCAGAAGTTTAATCAATTTGGTCGTGGATCAAATCATACAGTTGAAGTCGATATCCAATACCGGAAAGTCGGCGATGTATCATGGGTCACTGTTGGTGGATCGGCGGCTGTCAGCGCGAATGAGACAACAAGTTTTCCAAATGCGAATAGTAATTTGAAATTTACACGAGCTGTCAGTGGAACAGCCGGTAATAATCGTACGATTACATTCATCGTTGGAGCGGCACTTGATATCGCATTTGAAGTTTATTCGAATTCGCCGCAGTCTGGTACGACACAAACACAAAATATTCTTATTTCTATTGTGCAGGGTGTGACAACAGCTAATCAAGTGAAAACGGCATGGAACGCTAATGCTGCCTTTGTAGCTGTGGCAACAATCGCTGATGCTCCTGGAAATAACGGCACAGGAGCCATTGAACTCCCTAAAGTGATCATTAGTGGGTCGAATAATTCGCCGCTTGGTCCATTGACACTTCGTGAACAGTTGCAACCGCTTTTATTACGAAATGGCCTTGACCATATTCCTGTGCTGGTCGTGACGGGTAATGAACGATCGCTCATTCGTCGAAACGTTCGCTGGACCGTCTATGAGCAAGGAGCACAATACGAAATTCGTATTCGTCGTGTGACTTCCGATGCTCCGCCGGCATCATTCACGGCTGTTGATGCGACGTTCTGGTCTGTGACCCGTACCATTCAATCATCCGCGGCATTTTTAAAAGCTGGATTAGCGTTCGTTGCACTTCGTATTAAGGCCACTGGACAATTGAATGGAACGGTCGATACATTTAATGGAGTTGTGACCAGTATCCTTCGTGATTGGGATGCGACTTCAGGTACATGGATCATGCGGCCGACGAATAATCCCGCTAGTGTCTACCGCGACGTCCTTCAAGGCACAGCGAATCGTCGTCCAAAAGCCGATTCACAACTTGATCTGACAACGATTCAAGCATTTCATGGCCGGAATATTACGAATGGGTACACATTCAATGCCGTGATTGATTTTCAAACGACGGTCAAACAACTTCGACAAGATGTGCTTGCGGCGGCTCGTGCGACATTTGGCTTAAAAGACATGAAATATAGCGTTATTGAAGATTTAGCACAATCAACACCTGTCGACGTAATTACCCCACGAACGACGAGCGGATTTAAATGGACCCGTCGTTTTCTTCGCCTCCCCCATGCATTCAAAGTTCGTTTTATCGATGCCGATAACGGGTACAAGCAGAATGAAAACTACGTCTATGCGAACGGGTACAATGCAAATAATGCAACGGACTTTGAAGAGACTGATGCCGGTATCGGAGTGACGAACTGGCCACAAGTATGGAGCCTGAAACGAAAAGAACTTGCTGACGTCACATTACGATCTGATGATTACGAAGTAACTATCGACTTCGCAAATCTCAACGTCACACGAGGTGATCGTGTCCAATTGCAACATGATGTGATCCTTGCTGGTCTATGCACAGCACGAATTAAGAGTGTAACGGTCGATGGCAGCAGTCAAGCGACTGATATTACATTCGATGAACCATTCACAATGGTCAGCGGAACAAATTATGGTGCCCGTATTCGGAAATCAAATGGGACACAAGTTGTATCGCAAGTCGTCACGGCACCGGGAGAAGTCTTGGCTGTCACATTCAGTGCCCCATTGGCAGTTGGCAATACACCGGCCGTCGGCGATCTCGTTTCGTTTGGCACACTAGGACTTGAGACGATTGATTGTATCGTCAAGAGTGTCAATCCTGGTGCCGATTATACGGCCACACTCGTCTTACAAGATTATGCTCCAGGTATTCAGACGGCACCGACTGATGCCACAATTACTCCGTATGCATCACAGATCACATTGCCATCTGTACCTGTGCCGCCCATTCCAACAATCGTACAAGTTCTTTCAGATGAATCTGTTCTTGTTCGCGACATTGATGGTTCATTTGCACCTCGTATTGTGATTTCATTGCATTTCTCGTCCGGTATCCGTCTTGTAACTGCGAAGATCGAAACACAATTCCGATTGACAGGTTCAGATGAGGAATGGAAAACGATTTATACAGTATTCAGTGGCACATCGGTTGAAGTTTCGATTGAGTCCGTCGAAGAGGGCTTACAGTATGATATTCAATTACGGGCTATTGATGAGCAAAGTGGATTACCTGGATCATGGGCGACGATTGATGGCCATACGGTGCTTGGTAAGACATCAGCTCCAGCTGACATTGATGTGTGTGTCTTAGAAGACGACCGGCTTCGATGGACATATCCGAATCCACCTGTCGATCTCGATGGGTTTCTTGTTCGATATCGGTCTGGGACATCTCGGTTATGGGATAGTGCGATTGAGGCCCATACTCATGTAATCAAGACCACAGATTTCCAAATTTTCCGCCAACCGGGAATTTGGACATTTATGGTCAAAGCCATTGACACAAGTGGAAATGTCTCAGCAAATCCCGTCGGCGTGACAATCAATCTCGGCGATATTCTTGTTGACAACGTCATTATTACGGTTGACCATCGAGCATTAGTATGGCCAGGAACACGAACAAATGCCACGGTATCAGGTGGCGATCTTGCGGCTAATTCGGCCAGCACATTTTGGACGAGCGATTCGACATCAGCTTATCCAGAACTCGATACTGATTTATTTTGGGACAATCCTGCTCTTGAAATGATGTACGAGTTCAGCTATGCTCCGCCATTCGATTTACTTGATGCCTCGATTAAAATCGACGTGACAGCACTGGGTGATTGGCGGCTTGAATACCGAACGGATTCGACAGCCCTCGCATGGGATGGCGATGGCGGCACATTGATGTGGGGAGGCAGTTCTGATCCAGCATGGGATGCCAAGGGTAATTATATTGCATGGCCTGGAGAAATCAGTTCACTTTTATATCAACAATATGATTTTCGATTTGTTGGGAATGCAGGTACGACACAAGCCGTCTTGCAACAACTATCACTGATTCTTGATGTCATCGATGTCGTTGAAGACGTACTCGATTTCACAATTGTTAGTGGCGGTACACGGTTACCACTCACAAAAACATTCAGGACAATCACCGCTGTTCGTATGGATCTTCAAGATGATGGTGGAACGGCAACGAACTTAAAGCTTGTCGACAAAGATTATACATTGGGCCCATTGGTAATTGCATACGACAGTACATTGACGACGACGTCAGCTGTCGGCGATTTTCGTATACAAGGGTATTAGGAGGACTGTATGGCGACCATTCCAGCAGCGGGGTATATCAGTAATGCGGCACGAACACAGGGTGAACTAAAGCAGTCACTTGAAGATGTTATTGCGAGTCTTCGGCAAATTCCTGGGGCTGGACAAGCCGAACTGAATTACACGATTGCGAGCGGTTCGGTCACTCCTGGAGGTTCTGGTGGGATTATTACGATTGACACAGAATCAAGTGCGGCGACAGATGACTTGACGAACATTGTCACGACAAATTACCCCGATGGCTCATGCCTCATTGTTCGAAATTTCAATGCTTCACGATTTGTTGTAATAAAAAATGCAGCCGGCGGTGCGGGCCAAATCAATCTCGATCGTTCAGCGGATTACACACTTGACGATACGAAGAAATGGATTTTGATTCAGCGACGAAGTGCAGATTGGTATGAAGTGCTGCGCGGTCCGACAAGAATGACGACATTGACCGTAGCGAAAACATCGACGTTTACAGTCAATGTCGAAGATCTTGGAAAAACGTTTCTGTGCAGCGGGACATATACTGTCAACCTACTTGCTGCAGCGACAGCCGGCAATGGGTTCGTTGTCGTGATTCGTAATACTGGTACAGGGACATTGACAATCGACCCGAATGCATCAGAGACCATCGACGGACTCACAACATTGGCTGTGCCACCTGCATGGTCCTATGAGTTGATCTGCACTGGTTCCGCATGGCAGACAATTCTTTCAACGGCTTCCCGTGTCACAGCAAACCCACTTATTAATGGGAGCATGGAAGTCTGGCAACGAAATACGACACTCGCTAGTGCGACAGGAACAGCATGGGTTGCCGATCGATGGCTTTACCAAACAAATGGGAGTGCAGGTATTTGTACGATCAATCGTTCGACGAATGTTCCAACAGTATCGCAAGCTGGACTGCTATTAAATTATAGTTATGAAATCGATGTGACGACACTCCAAGCCAGTATGGCAGCCGGTGATTATTTTACAATCCGCCAGCGTATTGAGGGCCCGAATTGGCGGCCATTCGCTCAACGAACGTTTACATTGAGTTTCTGGGTGATGTCAACGAAGACAGGGACACATTGTGTCGCATTCAGGAATGGGACCGTCGCTGACCGGTCATATGTCGCTGAGTATACAGTCAATGCTACGGATACATGGGAGTATAAGACCATTACAGTTCCTGCTTCACCAAGTGCTGGGACATGGTCATATACCGCAGGAAATCTTGGGCTTGAATTATCATTTGTGTTAGCCGTTGGTAGTACCTACCAGACAACGGCTGGAGCATGGCAAACTGGGAACTTTCATGGGACAAGTAACCAAGTTAATGACTTTGACAGTACATCCAACTTCTTCCGATTGGCTGCGGTGAAAATGGAACTTGGTACTGTTGCGACACCGCTTGAGTTTGTTTCATTTGAACATGAGCTGTATCGATGTCTTCGTTACTATCAGAAATCATTTCTGTACACGACAGCACCTGCACAAAATGTTGGGACAAGTGGAGCCTATCAATTCACAGCACCTGCTACTAGTACGGCAGCCATTACTGTCACAGTGAATCTCCAAGTTCCAATGCGAACTAATGCAACCATTACATTGTATAATCCTACTGCGACAAATGCTCAGGTGCGGAATACGACTGATGCCGCCGACGATAGTACATCGTCTACAACAGGGTACGAGAAAGAATTCATTTTGACATTTACGCCGAACGCCACCAATACACTTGGTGACACTCATGCCGTGCAATGGGCGGCGGACGCTGAACTCTAGGAATAACTATGGCTACGATTCCTGCAGCAGGACATATTAGCAATGCAGCTCGTACGCAAACAGAGGTGAAGGCCGACCTCGATGATACGATCGCAAGTCTTCGGCAAGTTGCTGGATCAGGGCAGACTCCGTTGTCTGTCACGATTGCGAGTGGGTTAGTGACCCCAGCTGGCTCTGGTGGGTTTTTGACGATTGACACTGAAGCGAGTGCAGCGACAGATGACTTGACGAACATCGTGACGACAAACTATCCTGACGGGTCATGTCTATTCCTTCGTAACAATAATGCGGCTCGGTTTGTCGTTCTAAAACATGCCGCAGGTGGTTCTGGACAATTAAACCTTGATCGAAGTGTTGACTATACACTCGATGATACGAAAAAGTGGATCCTTATTCAACGACGAAGTGCAGACTGGTATGAAATTATCAGAGGACCTCGTCGATTCACGTCGATGACTGTTTCGCAGTCATCAAATTTTACGGTTGGCATTGAAGATAATGGAAAGACATTTCTGTGTTCAAATACGATCACAGCGAATCTCCCAATTGCGGTGAATGCTGGGAATGGTTTTCTCGTGACGCTTAAAAATACAGGTTCTGGAGTCATTACGATTGATGGTAACGGATCAGAGACGATTGATGGGAATACGACGAGTACGTTGCCAATTGGATGGTCGGCACGACTTGTTTGTGATGGGAGCAATTGGGTTACAATAGCCTCCACAGGCCCGCAACCTGCTATCAACCCCATTATTAATGGCAATATGGAAATCTGGCAGCGTGGGACAAGTTTCCCCGCTGTCACGAATGCACAATATGGGGCGGATCGATTTGCAATCGGGACAGGGGCAACATATGTTGTAACCATGGCACGATCGACCAATGTGCCTTCCGTCGCTCAAGCGGGGGTATTGTTTAATTATTCAATTGAAATCGATGTGACCACAGCGGACGCAACGGTTGAGTCACTCGACCTTGGGTATCTTCGCACGACGATCGAGGGGTCAAATTGGCGGCCATTTGCGCAACGCCAATTCACCTTAAGCTTTTGGGTTCTTTCATCGAAGACCGGCATTCATTGTGCGGCGTTTAGGAATTCTGGATCTGATCGAACGTACATCGCTGAGTATACCGTGAACGTCGCTGATGCATGGGAATACAAAACCATCACCGTGACGGCTTCACCAAGTGCAGGGTCATGGAATTACACGAACGGCGTCGGTCTTACGATCTATTGGGTGACGATGGCTGGGACATTGTTTCAAGCTGGCGCGAATACATGGCAAACCGGGAACGGGCTGGCGACAAGCAATCAAGTCAATGTGATGGATTCAACAGCGAACTTCTTCCGGCTTACAGGGGTGAAGCTTGAAGCAGGGTCCGTCGCAACTCAAATCGAATATATTCCGTATGAAGAAGAAATGCGACGGTGCCTTCGCTATTGCCAAAAATCCTTCAACCATGCGACAGATCCAGCTGGTAATACTGGTAATGCAGGGGCTTATCAATTATCAGCTCCCGCAACGAGCACGGCGACGGTGATCAGAAGCATTCACCTTGCCACACGTATGCGCCAATCACCTACAATGACATTGTACAATCCATCCGCTGGGGCAGCAGGAGTGTCTCGCAATACGACAGACGCGGCTGATGATGGGGCGGCTGGTGCGACGGGCTATGAATGGATGTGGATCTTCAACTTTAATCCGAATGCCGCTAATACATTAGGTGATATCCACGTTATCCAATGGATGTCAGAATGCGATTTCTAACATGGAATCATGCCCAACATGTCGGCGAGCATTTAGTCGTGACCAAGAAACTGAACGGGCGATGCAATTACCATGTTCAGAATATCATGTACGATGTGTACGTTGTTATTGGCCAACTGGGAAAAATGTAATTGGCAATGACGGGTATTGTTCAACTTGCGCACGAGCGATTCGTGATAATAAACCAAAGTCTATTGGTGGGCATATTCCTCCGTTCGATTCTGAACGATGGGACCAAAGTCTGTGTCAATTACCATCGTGTGATAAGCATGTCGCACCGCATCGAAAATATTGTTGTCGTGAGCATAATCTGCATCATTTGTGGAGTTATATGAAGGCCATTGACACAATTAATCAACGGTTGACCGCTAAGTAACGATGGAACCACGAGTCAAAGGGATATGCCCGTTCTGTGGCCAGCTGGTGACTCAACGATCGTCTTACCAACACTGGTCGGTGTGTCAACGAAAGCAGAAGGAGACCCATGAGCGATCCACAACGGCTTGAACGGCTCAATCAACTTGCTGTTTTTCTTCAGATGCCCGCACGAGAATTCATCGCGGCGGTGCATCGTGATTTGCATATCATCATGTTTGTGTTATATACATGGCGATCAGCTGCAATGCAACAAGGTTTATTTGAACAGGGACGAGAAATCAATCGCGAAACAGGAACGTGGGCGGTCGTCGATAAGCAATTGATCGTGACAAATGCCGCTGCCGGTCAATCACCACATAACACCGTGACACAACTTGATCAACCGGCTTCACTCGCATTTGATATGGTGCCCATGACAAGCACTGGTCATCTATTATGGGGCACGAATATGACCGATTGGCAGAAAATTTTTGATTATGCTTGGAAATTTGGTTTTGACCCGCTCGGTGATTCAGTCGGTGCTCAATATCGTAATGATCTGTGTCATTTTGAAGAACCGAATTGGAAACAGAAAGTAAGCGGACTTGGACTTGTCTTACCGACCGCTGTTTCAATAGATCGCATTTAGCCGATTGGGAGGGCTAGAATGATGGAACAACAGGCCGGAGGCTCGACGTCGCCAGAGTGTCGTGCCGTTGAACGAGTGTTTGAGGCACAGATTGAAGCATTGAATCAACGGCTCCAAGCGAACGAGCAACAAGTTCAACGACTCAATGGCGAAGTCGACGGCCATGTCGATAAATTATGGGAACGAGTGAATGCAGGGTTTAATGAGATGAAGCAAATCGTCGCTGAGCATGCACGAGATGACAACCAAGCGATGACTCGTGTTGAAAATGCCTTACTAACTCGTGTTCCGGCATGGGCTCTTGCATTAATTACGACCGGTGGGTCGATTATCGGAGCCCTGGGTATGTATATCCTCACTCATAAATGAAAGGGGTGTGTATGGATACCATGCATTGGCGACCAAAAATCGGATTAGCAAATACGATGATTGTCATGGCTGGACTTGCATTGATCGTGTCGGTTATTCTTGCATATACGTTGACAGCATTCGGAGCTGCATCAACGATCAAAGCCGAACCGGGGTTTGACGTGAAGTCATTGCTAACTGTATTGCTCCCGACTGTTTGGGCGAGTATCGGCCCATTGGTCATCGCGACGATTACGAAGTTCTCAAATAGTGCCTTGAACACTTATGTGCCACGATCGATACAAATTATTGTGTCATCGATTCTTGGTGCCGTTGCGGCTGGCATTGCGGATGGTGGTGCGACCATTGCAGCTACGGCCGTCAGCGGAGCAGCTTCACAAATCTATGCGGCGACACAACCTGCGAGTCTCTTATCGACAAAGAGAGAACCATGATTGAGAAAATTCTCGTTGGATTGGTCGTCGGCATTCTCCAATATTTAATGGCGAGGAAAGACTTACGAGATGCGGCCAAAGCGGAGGTCTATCGTGAACTTTATGAGCGGGCTCAGAAAGCCTACGATTGGGAAGTGGGTGCCGCTAATCGTCCTGATGGCGGTGGTGACTTACGGGTGCAAGACGGGGCCAGTTCCATCCGCTTATCGAGTCGAGGTTCCGACACTGACCGCTCCTCCACTGGATCATGATTGTATGACAGATCGTGGGCCGACGGTGTGCACATGTTTGGTGAAATCAGATTTACTCATTCTTATTCGCCACCTCAAAGCGGCTTGTTTAGCCGGTGGTGGCACGGAGGACCAATGTCAAACCGCACAAAAATGATTGTATTACTAACCATCTTCTATCTACTGATTTTTGTCATTGCAAATATATCCCATGCACAGACAAAAACCGCGACATTAACATGGGAGCCGAATACAGAAACAGATTTGAAAGGTTACCGAGTGTATCGTGACTCATTGGCTTGCAGCCAATTAGGTCCGAAGCAGTTTGTCGCTGAACTCGGTCTTGTGACGACATACATTGATACAGCAATTCCATCTGATGCGACAATTGCTTCATGGAATGTCTCTGCCATTAATACGACAGACCAAGAATCTGTACGATCCAATTGTGTTGAAAAAGCTTTTGCTGTTACTGTCCCACCACCGACTGGCGGCGGAATTGTTGTAACACAGATCGGCACGACAACCGTTGACATTACACTTGCAACGGTTTCTGATGGTGTCGGTGGAACGGCGGTGTATGAACTTCGTTATGCTGTGAGCCCATTATTGAGTACGACGGGTTGGAATGCGGGTTCCGTTGCACTAACTTGTGTCAATCCCGGTCCGTGCCAAATAACGGGGTTGCAACCGAAAACGACCTATGAAATTCTCTTCCAAACTCGCCGTCTCTCTGATAATGCAGTTGGTCCACTAAGTGCTGTGGTGACATTGACGACCGCCGCACTTCCAACGCCGATTCCACCACAAGCTCCTAAGGGTCTTCGTGTTGTGTCAAATCCGACACCTGATACTACATTATTATCATGGGAGCAAATGGGTAGTGATCCGGATGCTCATCGTATTGATCGCCTCAATCAAACGACCGGGAATTGGGTCGTTGTGACAAGTGTGACTGGGTCTACTCGTGAAGTCGCTGTACCATTAGCGAATACTGGCCGACGACTTTTTCGTGTGTGTGCAGTTCAGGCTGGAGTATCATTATGCCCCGTCGCCGGAGTGTGGGCCGCACGATGATGCCCGAATGGCTACGACAACTATGGTGTCGCATACTTGGATGTCATGGACCGGTTCCATCCGAGTCTGTGCGGTTTATCATTGGACCGGTTCAGAATAAAAAGAGGTGACGAATGGGACTGATTTTAACCGATGAGCAACAGTGCGGACTTGAAATCGAGTTGTTAACTGCCGCTGGCAATCCAGGAAAAGTCGACGGATTGCCGCAGTGGTCCGTAGCGAACCCAAGTGTCTGTGGTATTACTGTTGCCCCAGACGGACTTTCGGCCGTGATCTCATCGAATGGATTAGGCACGACACAAGTCTCAGTCACAGTCGATGCTGATCTAGGTACGGGAATTCGACAGATTACGGGAACACTTGATGTCACAGTGCAACCAGCTGAGGTGGTGTCAGTTGGTATTTTGGCCGGTGTGCCGCAAACGAAACCAGTTTAATTATGCTCCGAACAGAGGGCAGGCTGCAACGTCTGCCCTCTGTATCTAAAAAGATACTGTCTCCATATTTGGCCTATAAACCTTCTAGGCTATAAAAGGTCCATACTTTGTTAAAAGTATTCACTCGGCTTAGTTCTGCTAAGAATTTGGGCTGATTTATTGGCATACCGATACCGAAAACCGTACCAAAAATCAATAACATGTATCTAAAAGGATACAGTTATCGTCCAGACGATATTCTGAAACCGTCCAGACGATTAACGTCGTTTCATATTTTTCTTTGTTGGCTTGTCTACGATCGGCGTCCGCTTTGGCAAATCACCCCGTGGATGTCCTCCATAAACTGATTGTACAACCTTGGCTTCGTTCATCAATCGACGAGCTTCGTCCTTTAATCCTTGAAGGTATGTCAATTTCATAATATCCTGAACATTCGTACAAAGTTGAATGACTCGTGCACAGAATGAACGGACAGGTTCATGAAAGGTTGCTGCTGTATTCATCGCCGGCTTCATTTTTGTTGCAATCTGTTGTGCCTTCTTTGCCATCTCGTTCCTCCAATTGATTCAGTCGATTGACGAGTTCAGCCGCAAGTTGGCGAACATCATGTGACGGAGTCGCTTTTAAGAATGGTGATTCTGTGATATACACGATGACGTTGCCAGTACGATGATAAACGGTAACGGCATTTTTCATCGGCGGCTGAATACGACGTTCTGTGGGTCCTGCAAACCATCTAGACATTGAATGCTCCTTGATTGATCATCTCCGGTTAAATGCGACATGGAGTACCTCTTATCGTCGTTTCTGAGATTTACGAACGGCCGTTCCAGAGACTCGTGGAAATTGCGGCCGGCCGTCAACAAGTTTTCGCTGCGCTCGCTCCCATTTCATCGCTCGTTGACGATTCTCAGTCGGAAGAATATTGTGCACAGATGACAGCATTCGTATAGCAAGGGTCGCCGCTCCGTGATCGTAATGGTGCTCGATTGTTCTCCCATCGTCTGTCACATAGAGAGACAATTCTCCAGGCCCACCACTGATACGAGTTGCCGAACGAGACACAAGTACCATGTCGTTCATCTTAATTGTGACAGTAAATTGGCCCATGATCACCTCCATGTATTAAAATTGATAACCCAAACCGAGTTCAAGAAAATCAATACCACTATTTGTTTTGACGTCACCACGGCCATTACTCATATGCCGATAACCGACAATTCCACACCATGATATTCGGCACGTCAAAATTTCGGCTCCAACTTCGAACCGAGTAATTTGTCGATAGTGGTTAATTGGATGGACCGTATTCGAATAGCCATACCCGCCTCGTGGTTGAAATGTCACAGACCATTCCGGCGTTATATGATACGTCAGTCCATAATGAAGACCTACAGCGGCCCATGGATGAATCCCTGCTGCGACATGGGCTCCAAATCCATCACGACATGTTTGAACTTCAACAAATGGGGCTGTGATATGTTCGCTCTGATGCCATGATGTTTGTACGGCGTGATTCGCACCGAGAATTAATAATGGAGCTAGACAGAGTCCAAGCATGTTCGTACCTCATTTCTCCGTATGACGAAGTGTTCGAATTAAATGGTGGATATACTGAATCACATCTGGGTAATAACGGACCGTCATTGACTCGTCAAAAGCTTTCAATGCCGCTTCAAGTTCGTGCAATTCACATTCCGCTAATGGCTTATTACGGTATCGTATGAAGATAATTCTGTTCAGTGACATGTGATAACTCGCTTAGAATTTAATTTTTCGTCCACGTCGGCGTCTCGGTTTAACTAATGAACCTTTGAACTGTGTGGTAAAGTATTCAGCTGTGTTTAAGGTCTTGTCGTTATGTCGAGCATTGGGATTTAGGACCTTAGACCCTCGTGATCGAGCCCAGACAATCGCTTGTGGTTGATTGCGAGGTACAATATATGGAGCAGCGGCTTGTCCGAATTGTTCTTCGGCTAACCTAACCGCTCCTCGGCTACTCGAATGGACAACAAGCGTCGTACCAAAAAGATGTTCAACTGCCCAGATTCGTTGTAGTCCCATAATGTACTAATCCTTTTTGTGAATAAGTTGTTGCGTATCAATTGGTAACGGCGGCGTAAGATTCTCATCACGGTGTCGTCGGCAGACGACACATTGATGATGATGTTCTGCTCGTCGCGCGCCACAACTACAATTTTTTTCACTCGACCACAAATCGATTAATTGACGGGCAATCGATAACGTCGAAACCATTTCAATGGGCCCATGTTCAGCTCGACGGCCACAATCTGGGAAAATATAGAACACACGTCGTTTTAAGCCCAAAACTTTTTGCATATTGTGAATTGCGTATCCTTTATAGAAATGCTCAGATGTTCTCATCGTCATCGTCTCCAATCAGCAAGCTGCGTTGATTGTGCAATGATATTGGATCCGATGATCATACATGTTCCATGCGATGATTCACCGTAGAGCACCGTCAACGATCGTGGCTCATATTGATACATTGCACCGGTCGCTGAATCGATAATCAATCCCACAATACCGCCAATCAGAATATTGCCAAATGTCCATGGGTTTGTCGTCGATGCGACGACCGTCTGAAAAACAGGACATGATGGTCGTTCAATGGTGATCAACAAATCACGATCGGGGTCTGTCGTGATAATGACCGGGGTGTGCCCATGCGGTAGTCCATTAACGGTTACGAGGGCACCTTGTGGTGTACTAAATACAGGATACCCATGGTGGTTGTCACTCATCATCGTGGCACATCCTGGTAAGACGAGGAAGATGATAGCTATGATATAAATCTGTCGCATACAATCTCCATCTGTGTTCGACCGATCATAAGCCAAATACGTAGTTAGACTCCAGCGAGTGTTTGCCACTCCGTTCGTGGGAGCTCGACAATTTGTGGCCCAATTCGTTCAAGGTCCGTCGATCGATCATATGACTCTACATCATGAGCCGCCCGTGTCACGGCATTCATCAGCCCATAAGCCGATAAATCACGGCCGGTTATGAGATGTTGGAGAACACTTTGTTGCTCAGTCGCCGCCAAATTAAATTTCTTTGCTGTTCGCTCGACGACACCAGTCACATCAGGATCCACGATGGCCCGTGTCGTTGCGAGTTGCCAATTCGTCACAATCTGCTGAAATGACGGCCCATGAAGCAGTGCCTGCATGACATCGTTAATCTTCATCCAGAATACTTTGTCCTCAGCAGCTCGAGTCGCATCACTGATATACGGCACATAGGTTGTCTGTTCATTGAAGTCCAACGATGAATGCCGGCGACCGATGTGCGATTTTCGACTCGCCATCTCATTGATCACGGCACCATTCTTACAAATCAGTCGATAGATCAATGGTTCAATCTTCAAGGCCCCAAGGCCAACTTCGCTGTTCGAGATACAAATTCCAGCCTGAACAGTATCGCCTGGAACAACATCGGCCTGAACTCGTGGAGTGACAGCTTTGATATACAACCGTCGTTCTGTAATTTCACAACTCTCAATGGTCACATCAAGATCTGATAACCGAGGCAGAATCGCTTCTGCTAAATCCACGTTATCTAATGGCCGGTACCGGTCGCTTAAAAAGGCTCGTGCATCATTATCCAAGGTTCGGACTAGATATCGGTCACTTGAAGCCTCTAGCCATGTATTCACATTTGCAGTAAGCAGCATCGGCTGATGGGTCCGCATTTTCTCATAGTATGACCGTGGGATATCAAGCCGTGTTGACAGCTGTTCATGCATCGTCGATCGAAGACCAAAGTATTCTCGTTGATCGAAACTTAACTGCATATGAGAGCCGTGTCCTATAGCTAAATGCAGACGGTTTGATGGGACAATGAAATCTCGTTTGCTCAATGACTGCCGAGCGATTTCCGCCGCGAATTCTTGTAATGTCCGTCCTGTTTTCATGTCCGTGTCTCCTTATAAGAATGATTGTAATGTTGTGAGTTCTGTCGGCCCAGAGGCGACCACCACCGTTCGTCCTAAGACCCCACGATGGATTGGTGGCCCATAAAGTGTTAATGTTGTCAATCCAACTTGTAAAACTCGTTTATCAGCGAAAAAAATTTCGGGGTCTGATTCGTCGCCTTTTGTTCGTACAATTTTCTTGATCGCGACGTTGTGACGAGCTAAGAATGTCGTGATCGTATGTAACCGAGTTGTATAGGGGTTTATCATTGTGGTCGTACCTCATCGGCCAGTACTCGGTCAACGGCTGTATAAATAATTTTTGCCGATGTCTGTTCATTGAACCCATGCTGGTCAAGAAGTTGACGAAGCATTCGCACTTCCTCATAGAGAGTGTGTGCCGCGATATCGATAGCCGCTGTATAGGTGATGTCTGTCTTCATACTCTGGACCTTTCTTCTAGACATAGAAACTATCTTGTCGGATATTCGCCGCCAATTTGTTGAGCAAATCAGCAATAATGCTCGCTTCAGTATCTGAGCTCGTCGCCGGTTCAATCGTGACTGTGAACGAATAACGACCTGAACCAGCATGGCTCAAAAAACCGGCTTGCACAATCCATCGAGCATCGTTCGGTGATCGGAGTTCAAGTTCACGGCAAAGATTGAAGATTGTAGCATTCATCTCACGAACAGTTCGTGCAGGTTTTGAAACCGTCGTCAATTGCAAGGTGCACCCGCCAACGACGGATACTTTTTCGATCCAGCTATTCATTCCCGGTACAGACATGGTGTTCTTCATGATCATCTCCTTGGTGGTTGTGGTCAACGTCAATCTCATGATTCACAATATACGATATCCATCCACCAAAGTACACAAAAAAGTGAAAAAAAGATTGCTAAGAAAATCAACAACTTATACACTTTTAAGCGAAAAGGGCTTAAAAAGGTCAGTCTTTTAGCTTAAAAGTTAATTCTGCGGTCGTATTCCACACCATATAAGATTCGTTGTCTTCTTATAAGGTATAACATTCATGTACTCGTACTGATGCCATCATCTCGTGAATGATTTCAGTTTCTATTTTAGATGTACCCAGATCATAAAACTTTCTTAACAATGTGATCGTTGGTCGTTGGCTGAATACATCGATGACAGTACCGTCTTGATTGCATACGGTCCAGACTTTCATCGATTTCCGTGCTTTTTTCATAACTACACTGGCCTCTAGGATAATTGTATCCATCGTATGTTCGTCACAGTCTGCTTAGATCTCTAACGTCACTTCCTCCCAATAGAGTTCGCCGATGTCCAATAGTCGTTGAACATCCTTTGCCCATGATGGGCCCCATCCAATGTTCATCTTTTTCAATACGGTAATTGATGGCTGTACGATAAACGCATGGATGGGGGTCGCAGACGAACCTTCTTCGCCGTCATTCCACATCAAAATATAAGCGGTCGGTTTTTTCGCAGCTATCTTCGTCTTCATAGGTGCCCCCTTCGTGGTTCGTCTTCTCTTTAGGCTATTAAATGATTTCGGGCAGTTCATCGATAACAGCTTGGATTTTATGGGCCGCCTTTAAGACGTCGCCCATAAGATTATGTGAAGCTTGTTGTTGTGAAAGTGTCCGCATGCCAGATGACTGCGAGACTCGTACTTCGTATGTTTTTTCGCCGATCTTTTTCGTAACACTTAATGAAGCGGTCACATGGAACGAAATACCAAATTCTAAGAACATTGAATCTGTGCGACCATATAAAAATTGTTCGATCGATGAAGTATAGCTATGAACCGCGGCCTCATGTTCAAACGGCAAATTCTGTGTTGCTTGTTTTGTTACTGCAACGATCTTAGTTTGTGCTGTCGTAATGTCGATTGATTTTCTCATGGTCGTTACTCCTTATTTCGCATTCTTGTTTAAGGTTTTGGCTTGACGAATGAGTGTCGTTCGTCGTTTTTGCGGCACACCACAGGCCTTCAACAATGAACTCAGCAAGTTCACATTGATTTGTCGTGTCGTCTTTTTCATCGCGGTCTCCTTGGTGGTTGTGGTCAACGTCAATCTCATGATTCACAATATACAATACCCACTCATCAAAGTACACAAAAAAGTGAAAAAAGATTGCTAGGAAAATCAACAACTTATGCACTTTTAAGTGAAAAAGGCTTAAAAAGGTCAGTCTTTTAAGCCTTTAGATGTGATTTAAACTATTTCAGTGAGTGATACAGAACGTAGAGCAGATCTACTTATCATTCATTGCGACGAGTAAATAGAGTCGCATACCAATTGTTGTCACAAGATGTTCAAGATCATGCAGCGATAATTCGTTAACAAAGACTGATATTTGTGTGTCCGTCATTTTTCGTTCGCTAGGAATATCTGGGTGCCGATTAATAAGATCAAACAACGTGAACCCACCGGCAGCAAGTAAAAACCCAGCGGCCATAATCGAATTATACTTTGCATACACCATGGCGACAGACTGTAAACTTAGAGCACTCTGACTCACATCCGTCTGTATCTTTTTCATGAGTTCTTGCCATTTTATATCGATCGCTGAAGGCTGATCGGCGGCACGAGCTTGAGCAACAATAGATTCGAACTGAGCCAAAAGATTTTGTAGGTTATCATGATGTGCCATAGGTCGTACTCCTCCATCGTCGTAGGAATTCATCGAACCGTTGAGCTTGTGTATCGGTCCAAATCGATGCATACATCAATCGACTGATGAAATGAGCATCGGCCTCAGTTAACTGTGAGACTCGTCGTGAGATCTGTTCCAATAGTAGTAAATCATCCACCGTCGGACGAGTCATTGACCGTGCATCATAATGGACCCACAATATAATCGCACCGACAACGATGAATACAATGACCAGTATGGGAGCTAATAAGACGGCCCGCATCCATATTGTGAGCTCGCATTCTGGTGTCGTCATCGCTTGAAGGAATAGGTCAATCATGCTTGCCCCTGTCGTTCATATGACGGTAGATCTTGCATGAATTGAGCATCAGTCATATTTTTAACAGCATCAAAATAGTGGTGCCCATGTTCGGTCTCAAGAAAAGTTTGTCGTTCGGTCGTTGTTAATATTCGACAAGTTAGTGGATCGAGAGCCGTTAGTATAAAAATAGTCAGACAATACCCACAGATGAGATGGTCACCGATGGCCGCATCGGAGTCCGATCGGTGAAATGATCGGATATGATACACCAATTGGCATCCCGGACATCGAAGCATCGTCATTCACCTAAATATCGAGATCGCAGCTCATCGAACTTTTCACCTTGTTTTATTGACCAATGCGGATATTCACTCAATGATTCGACGAACTGTGTTTCCCACTCGTTCAAGTTTTCAAGATCGTCAAGTAAGAGGTCTAGTGCATATTTATCACCTGGAGTTGGCCGGTGGCTCATAATTACCTCTTTGCTGATCGTTGAATTCGTTTAATGATGAGTTCAAATATAACCACACCTTCTTCTGGATGAGTCGTCCAGAATTCGTTTTCATGCTCATCTATATCCATGAGCCCAATACGAAACGGCTGATCCCGTCGAATCTCGCCTTGTTTGACCGTAATGCCACCTTCAGTAATCATCGTTTGACCCATCCATATTGTGCCATTGCCTCTTCACTCAATGCCTCGATCTTTACATCATGGCCAATCACACCAATAATCTTTGGATAAATACCACGATCACGGAAAAACTGTCGAATACTGTCATAGTAATTTCGTTGTTGGTGTTGTGTAAGACTGTCACGATATCGGATGATTAAGACATCATGTTTTCCGACAGGGCCAAGATTGTCGAGTTGATACGGTACGGCAATTTGTGACGGTTGTTCCTCTGATGATGCATCAACGATATGGATCGACATGATTTACTCCTCCATAATAGCGGTCATAGATTCGACGAGTCGATGAGCGGTCATAATTTCACGTCGTGTAAAGTATTGTCGCGGTCGAATCGAGCCTGAAAGAGCCCGAGAACATTCGTCCGCCGAATATTGCCGGTATCGGTCAATCGGTGATTGATACATTGGGAGCAATTGTTCAGCTGCCTTCGTGACGATCATCGCTTGTCGACCTCGTGCTGTGCCACGTTTTCGCATCGTGACAGCATTACGAAGGAAGACTTTCCGTTGCGGTGTTCCGCGAGGCGGTGATTTCCGTGGTCGTTTCATAATGGTATATGGACCCATTCACGACCGGCTTGTGACCATAATCGGAAGGCATCCGGTTGTGAATATGGATTATTGAACACAATTCGCTGACATGATGTATTCAATAGTAATTTCGTACATGTGACACAGGGTGATGTTGTTGTATAACACGTTGCAATATCATACACATCTTTGCATTGGAGCAGAGCATTTTGTTCAGCATGAATCGCTTCGCAAGCATCAAGTCCAGTCCCACTTGGAAGATTGGCTCCAGCACACCAATGTGGATGGCCTTGTCCGGTTATGAACTCGTTACAATGTGGCATCTTCGATGGCCGTCCGTTATACCCTGTCGCGATAATATGGTGCCGAACATTCACAAGGACGGCACCGACTGCTCGTCGGTAACAGGTCGATCGTTTCGCGACGAGTCGTGCCAATTCGAGAGCCCATTCGTCAAATGTTTGTCGAATCATCTTCAGCACCCTCCCACCAACGTCGTGGATCGCCTCGTTTTGTGTACCGTAGTTCATCTAATGTAGTCAATGTAGCTTGTCCCGATGTAACTAAAATTGGACATCGACGTGAAAATGGTGCCGTCCCCTGTAACGAAATTTTTTGTGCGTTCTCAAAATCACGTTCATAGAGATGTTGTGATGCAGCCGTCAGAAAGACCGATCCTGGTTCATAGGTGGGCAATTGCTGATATGCTCGTACAGCATTGAGTTCGCCACAAATATATAAACCCAACATTGAAAACGTAAAAATATCATATGGGAGCCCAAGCCACACATCAGATGACCGCATAAACACATGCAAGTGGAGCCGTTGATAGCGAATAGATGCGAAAATCGCGACAGTACATGGGACATCTTTTGTTTGCGGTGGATTTGGCCGCCAAATGGTAAGGCCAGCTTGCCGTGAATCTGGGTCCCGTGCTAATGTCTCGATAACATATGATATTTGTGAAGCGATTCGTGGACCGTAGGCACCAAAAAATGTCTTCCCATCGTCGCTAAATTGACTGATATTTGGATTGAATGGGGCAATCGTTGAGACTCGGTCATCACCGGTTAAAATCCAATGAGCTTCGGCGGCCATGAACTGATAATTGAGTTTTCGTTCTGGATAGGTCAAGACACTGTGTCGCATATCGACCTGGAGTGATTGATGTTGCAATTCGCGAGTCTGGAGCCCCCGTGGGGCAATTATATGTCCACAGACTAAAATATGTCTAATCGTTGCCCGCCAGACGTCGTTCAATGTAAAGGTCACCATATTACGGCCTCTTTATTGTTAACATGGCTAATAATGGATATGGTGTTAATTCACGTTGGATACGGCGATGTGTTCTCGGATTATCAAATGAGATATAGTCGATTTGTGATTTCGTGAGAAATGATGCTGCTTTATGTCCTAAGGCACAGACTAACGTATTTGGAGCAAAGAACGATCGTATAGAAGTTGGACTGAATGTGATAAGTTGATCGGCATTGATCCAACAGAGATCACGTTCTGCAATCTGTGTCCGTTCAAGTTGCTGTGATAACCAATAACTCGTACTACGTTGATTGAATGACCCGAATGGCCATCGATACCATGGATCAAGATCAGACCACTCATGTGGCTGTTCACCGACAAGCGTATAGGGGGCAGCAAAGTTCCCCGCTGATTCAAGTTCGACAATATGACAGGGTGTTCGTTGGCGATTTAATATGTCGGCGGTAATCTGTGCATGTTTCGTGTAATCATAGAGACATTGTGGAAGATGGGTTTGTTGTTGAGCATACAACCGGTACACGGCCTTTAATGACGGCACATCTTGGAGGTACTCGTCCTGCCGTCGACGATTAAAATTCTGTTGCACGATAGGCCATGCCGGCAAGCAGTATACGACGACGGCTCCACACCGTAATGCTAACCGCTCGAGCATACGGCAAGCTACAGGGCCTAATCGGTCACGACCGTTTCGATAAACTGTCCCATATGGATATTCGCTTAGCCATGAACGGTCCATCACAACATCACGAATGCCAAGCAATGCCGGTGTCATGGCTTCGACGAAGAGTCGGCCAAGATGTCGACGAATGCCCTTTAAGGGTCCAAAATGCACATAATGGGCATCTGTCGCAGTCGCAAAGACTCGAGCGGCTGTTGACTTGCCGCCGCCGTCTGGGCCCTCAAAAATCGTAATTTTTTTCGTCCGTTGATATGAATGTGACACCGTATGGAGGAATGCTTCGCAATCGCTCATGATTGTTCTCGTGGATTAAATGTTGGCCATGGGCCAGAACCGATAATCATTGTGTAATCTGGTGGTGTCCATCCTTCCGGCTTAATCACATCGTACTGTGAACCACGTTTTGAATCCTCTGGCCGAATCGTCAACACTTTCTGCATATTTTTCCGATGTACTAATGCCCACATCGCTTGCCATGGGAGTCCCATCATCAAGGCGGTCCCATAGGCGACATAGATCAAGTCGACAAGAGCATCGGCGGCATCAGCCAAATTTTCTTGTTCACAGGCAGATTTAAATTCGAGGAATTCTTCCGCGAGGAACTTAATTCGATACTCTTTTAATTCTTCACATAACAATGATGGTTCATTCGCCATCGGAACATTAAATTGACGATTGAATGCGAGGACATCATGAATCGGATGAGCGTCCATGTTCGAAACTCCTTGTGTATATATGTGTTAATCGACTACTTTGCTTCTGGTGGGTTCATGTTATGACGACGGAGCCAACCGCGGTTCCAAGCGACATACCAACGATATTCGTCTGTCACCCCGTACTCTTTTTTTACTGTGTCGAAGATCTGAGCATCGGTTAACTTCCCCTCCATAATCAGCTCACGAAACCGTTTCGACATTGATGGTTTTTTGTCACTGATTGTCTTCGATACTGATTTCATTTTTGGTTTTGGCTTCGATATTTGTTGTGATTTCGAAGTTGATTTTGCTTTTGAGACTGATTGTGGTTTCGAAGTTGGTTTTGCTTTTGAGACTGGTTGTGATTTCGGAGTCGATTGCGGTGTGACAGTCGGTACTATTGCGGCTTCACGTTTCACTTTCTGTTCTTTCGCTTTTTCTTGCTTTTCAGCCATAAGTGTTTGACGTTCCGCCGTTCGCTCTTTTGTCATCGTTACCTCCTGAGTGGTTAATGGAATAATAGACTGCAAACATTCAAGAGCTTCGTCGGAAGCCCCTAAATACTGCATGAGCCGAGCATAGGCCCGTGCAGATTTTTCGATCGGCTCAATATCTCGAGGCCGAAATTCTTTATCGAAAATCTTTGATGGGATAAGTTCAAGATGTAAGCCAGTATCCATTGAGATACGAAGACACTTGACAAATGTGCCTACGGCCTCAATCGCTAATGCTGTTTGGTATGATGAGTTATGAAAGACACCAATGACTGAATGAGATGGGTGAACCGTACATGGCTTCGTCGTCTGTCGTTGAACTCTTCGCTTTGCCATAGATTGACCAATGTGAACACAAATATGTGGCAATTATGCACGTTCAAATGAACTTTGTAAACGGTTATTTGTAACTTTTTTTCGCGAGTTCTTGGAGGCCTTTGAAAAATGCTTCTTGACCACGTTCTTTCGCCCAAATTGACCGCATCATCAATTCATCGATTGTCCCTTTTGCAATAATATGGTGTACAAAAATATGTGCCATCGTATTACCTTGACGGCGAAGTCGTCGAATGAATTGATCATAAAGCTCATAGTCCCACGTAAGTGAATGCCATGCGATATGATTGGCTGATTGTTGCAGGTTCAGTCCATGGGCCATCGATTGTGGGTGGCCGAATAATAACGGAATCTCGCCCTTATTCCACCGAACTTCGATAATCTTCGTATCCGCGATCGACATACCGGCTCCGATATAGGGCGTATCGTCACCAAATCGTGCTCGGAGTCGTGCTAAATCATGATGAAATTCGTATGCGACAAGTAATGGCGCACCTTGAAGCTCCTCAATGAGTTCTTCAATGGCGTCTAATTTTTCCTCATGCAAATCAACCCAATCTCGTTTCACAGTAGAAGGCGGAAATTTTATGCCTTGTATGGCGACGTCGTTGTCAAGATACAACCCACCATTCGCAATCTGTCGACATTTTCCAGTGGCCACAGCCGCATTCGATGCCACGACAACGTTCTTTTGAATTTTTGCAATGAGGTCTTCTTCAAGTTGTTTGTAAATCTTCTGTATTTTTGGCGGCAGTTCAACATGAATCGTATTCGAGACAACATCCGGCATTTGAATATAATCTTCAGCCGCCATTCGAAGTGTCAATGGCGCAAGCCGCGCATAGATCTCTTCTTCAGCGCCTTGACGAAGTACCCACTTAAATTGTTGTGGATCAACGGGTTGAAAATACTTCAACCGATAATGTGTGATATAGCGACCAAGTGCGTTTCCGAGATCAAGCATATAACATTGGCCAAAGAGATGCAGAAGACCATTGGCGGCCGGTGAACCAGTCAATCCCCATCGTTTTTTAAACGTATGGAGAATTTGCTTGATCATCTTGAATCGATTGGTATTCGTATGTTTGAACTTCGACAGTTCATCAACGACCAACAAATCAAATCGACATGCGGCCCATCGTCGAAGATTGATCTCAATTCTAACCTTTCCATATGGCGATCGAACTTTCTTTGCGTCGAGCAGCCATTCAAGGCCCTCTGGGTTCATCACGTAAATGTCTGCATCTTGCTGCAGCAAGCGTTCTTTCTCTGGCCCATGTAGCACGACCATTTTGAGGCCGTGGAAGTTCGACCATTTTTGTAATTCGTTTGGCCAGACAAGATGACAGACTCGTAATGGAGCAAGAATCAGTACACGACTGATGACATATTGATCTTTTAATGCTTTAATCGCTGCCAGTGTGATCGACGTTTTGCCGAGGCCTGGGTCTAGGAAGAGACCTGCGGCCCCGTGCTTGAGGAGAAATTGAACGGCCTTGGTCATGTATTTTCGAGGCTTCCAAGGCTTTGGCAAGTCGACGAAGAGCGACGTCGACTGACGAACAGGTGTAGACTTCATACTTCAAACTCCTTAACCGTGTGTGGATGTACTGTTGCATCGGCGACCGTTTTCCGTCAGTTCGTTTGAATTCGATGAACACTGGACGACCACCCGGAACAAAAAATAGTCGATCTGGCCAACCTTTGCCGACATGAAATTTCACATTTGGAATACCCATGAGGAGGGCCTTCTGACATGTTTGGTGTTCAATCGCCGACTCACTGATTCGATGAAGTGTGACCGTGGCCATGCATGATCCTATGGGTGAATAACTGTCGTCACAAAATTTTGTTCATGATATTGCTGAATCGACTCAATTCGCGTCCATGGATAGAACACCCATATGTCTTCATGTTGCGGGTTAAAAATATACAACCCATACTGTTCAAACCGATACTGTTCGCCGTGATGGATAAATCGTGTTGTCTTGTCGGTGAAGTGAATGCATATATGATGAATGTGCATAGAACCTCAGTACTGACAAGGTCCGCCATTCGTCTTTCGATAATGACACCACCGACAATTGTCGTTCGGTGTCGGAGCAAATATCGTGTCATGAAACATCGGTTTCACTCGTCGCTCCCAGTCTTTAATGAGGACGGGCAATTCTTTTCGCTTATAGACAATCGGTCCATTCGCCGGCGGATAGAGAATTCCATGATCGAGATAGGCTAATTGCGGTACAACGGTCTTAATATGTGAATGAGTGTGGAATGCTCCAACGGCATACAATGACAATTGTTCAAGGTAACTCGCATTTTGTTCTTGACGGAATTTTCCAGTCTTCCAGTCATACACGACTAACTGTGATGGGTCTTCACAATTCTCAACCGCACAATCCGTCTTGATTCGAACATAGCACCCTGTCCAATCATCCCACTGTGTTTTAACCCATGTCTTCGTAAACGCCCATGTTGATTCGACATCCATGGTACGAATTTTTTTCTTATACAATGCTCGCAGCATGGTAAACAATGCTTTAAATTTATCGAGTTCGATCGGTAATCGTCGGAGTTCGCTTTTGATATACTGTTCTGCAAGGGTATGAATCTTCGTGCCCCGCTCCATAGCCGCATTCGATGGTTCTTGCAGTCGGTCGATCACCTTATATTTGAACTTTGCGGGGCATTGTCGATAATCGCTATATCGGCTAAAGCTCCATGATGTGACCGTCTTCTTCATCGTGTCTCCGCTTTCGTTTGAGTGTGAAAGAACCCCATTTGTATCATCGACGCGAAAAATGGTCGAGCCCATGTCCCTGTTCCATTGATGGTCGATGCAATCGTCACCAAATCATGCTTCGTATAAATACGACCATGTTTCAATGCTGCGATCCATGTTTGAACACGACGTGGCAAAATCGCGACTGTGAATCGTTTTTCTCGTGTCGTCAACTGGCCATCGAATCGTATCTGTGCCGGCATGGCATAGTGCGGGCCGGTATATTTCGGTTGGTGGGCGAGGACAGGGAACCATGCCGGCTTATACACCTTGACCGGAATTGGACGATCGCCGCTCGCCGCCCATCGATCTTTTGCGATCGTATACTTTCGAAATTCACATAATGAGTCTTCAAGTGTCCGGACAGTATAATCTTGCCCGCAATTTAACTTCATTCGCTTTAGATCGGCGTCGATTTCGTAGGCCTTCATTTGAAAATCTGATAATGTTCTAAGCCCAAGCAACTTTGCCATCCGCCGAGACCCCGGACCGATGACGAGCAAGTCATGTTCGTTAAACGGAAACCACTTCAGGTAGGTCAATGACGTATATACCTCATACAACCGAAACTTGCCAAGTTGCGGAAAACATTCGTGCAACAACGTTAGCACACTTTCCGGTGTTGTACAGGACGGAACAACCTTCACAAATCGTTGTGAGTAGAGGGCGATTCGTTTCAAGTGTGAGAGGAGCACTCGTTCCGTGCTCCCTTTACTCGGGCGATAAAATTGCACAACTTCATTGATGTAATTATATCCACCACCAACCGACCGTTTGAATTCGAGCAGATCCTTCTTCGTCACAATGAAATTCTTCGATAACAAAAATTCCATGAACGGCTGCGAAAAGACATAGCGAGCCATGGCGATGAACCGCACTTGATAGGCCGGTCCCATATCGGCGATGGCTTCTGATTCAAAAACCGTAAACTTATCGAATCGACGAAAGATATTATTGATCTTTGTTCGTTGAAGGGTCACATCGTCAGTCCATGGCCATGGGTCGCCGGCGGTTTTTTTGATATAAATTCGTTGTCGTTCATAAATAAATGCTCGCAATTGTGTTTCAAGTGTAGTCATGTGACGAGCCGTCCTTTCTTATCGTAATCTTTCAAGTCTTCCCATGTCGTTGACGACATCGAACCTTCACTGAGCATCGGCACATCGAACTCAACCGACTCCATCGCTTCTTTTAAGACGGCCATCGCTCGAATACGATCTACGGTTGGCACCGATACGGTCAATTGATCGTGCACGTTAAAATACAACCACCAATCTGGTTTTTTGTGCTTCATTTTCAGGCGATGAAAGCGGATAATCGCCTCTTTGGTACAATCCGCCGCTGATCCTTGAATCAATGAATTCACCATTTTATAATCGAACGTCTGTAATCGGCCGTCGATAATCTTCGGCTCCTCACAATAATACTCACGGCCACCCCATGTTCGTAACGGCACATGTTCGATTGAACGAACTTTCATATCACGATACATTTCACGAAGTCCAGGGTACAAATTCAAAATAGCTTTCTTGAGTCCGCTGGCCTCTGTCACATCCATACTATTCTTCATGGCCAACTTGCCGACCCCCATGCCATAGATTAATCCAAGATTGGTATTCTTCACAGGTTTGCGATCATAGAAGAGACCGACTTTTTCCAATTCGGCTTTTGCATAATCATGGAAGTCGATCCATGGGTCGCTGATATATTTCTGCATCAATGCTCCGCCATCAAAGTGAGCAAGGATGCGAGGTTCTTGTTGCGAATAGTCACGGTCAACGAATGTCCGCCGAGGTCCTGGAATAATGTAACTGCGAACTTGTGGGAGCGACCGAAGACCAGCGATGGGGCAGACTGGCAGTCGTTTGCGGTCATCCGATTTCGTTGTCTCATGGCGGAAGATCGGATTGAACTCTTTCGGGAGATTTTGAAAATTCGGCGTCGATGACAATCGTCCGGTTCGTGTCCCAATATTATCATCGCCTTTCGGCGATTTCACTTGGTTCCATGTCGTATAAATGAGCCCATTCGATCGCAAGGCCGTTTCAAGCCATGGTTCCATGAATGTTTGGAGACAGGTCTTGAGTTGTGTACGATATTTGAGAATGGCTAAGAGTTGTTGGTCGTGAATGACCGACAAAAGGGCCTCTTTATTACTTTGGTACTTCCCTGTTTTCGTTCGTGGAACTTTTTTCGCATCAACGATCTTTGCCGCGATCAACGCGGCCATAAGTTGGTCGCCTGAATCCAAATTGATCGCATCCGGAGTCGTTTTTAATTTTCGGCAAATCCATTCGCCGATCACAATCAATGTCTGTCGATAGTAGGCGATATCGGACCGTAATCGTTTGACGTCGACAGGCACACCTTGCCGTTCCATACTGAGAAGGATCGGCATCAGTTCTCGTTCGCGGTCATAAGCCGTCAACATATTCCGATCACGAATCTCTTTCCACAGCCGTGTAAACAACATCCCCGTTCGAATGACGTCGCCATTCGCATACGTTCCCACAAAGTCACCTGGAGCATAGGGGACGTACTTCATCGCATAGTGGTCTGAATTTTTCGAGGCACTGATTTTCGCTCCGGCGACCGGTTGATGAGCGACTAACCACTCGACGAGGGCATCTTGTTCGTCCGGCGGCATATTAAGGAGTCGAGCCGCGGACGGCTTGAGGCTGAGTTCGGTTTGATTTGGGTCTTGTAAGAAGAGGAGGAACATCGTATCATGAATACGGTTCCATGATGGCGGTCGAATTTTCAAATGTGTTTCGATCACATCAATATCAAACTTCGCATTTTGACAGACGATCCCATCAGGATGCTGATACGCGGCTCGAATGGCGGTGACGGCTTCCGCCTTCGTACAATTATTTTTCGTCATATGACCGAACGCATAATAGTGGGGATGCTTGCCCGGATACATAATCGAAACCCCGACGGGCTTCGGTGGGTACTCCGGGCGAGCATCAATGCCATAGGATTCAATGTCAATCACAACTGGCTTTGGTATCATGAATGAAACCCCCACTGCACCACGATCAACATCGGAGAGGCCTTACGATGTCTTCCGTGGCGACTTACCTGTTCGGGCCCGAGCCCGTTGAATAAGGAGACGACGTTCACGAGCCGCTCGAATATAATTCAAACGGCTGTGAATACGAAGCAAAAACAGTTTTCGTCGTCGTCCAGTTTGTTCAAGGTGCAACAATTGACGGGCATAGGCTTCCGAGCATGATCGCAATGCAGCATTGAGCCCGTTCCAGGTTTTCAATACTGCGGCCGCGACCATAGGTGCCATTAGTACTTCCGTCCTTTCTTGACCGTCGCCGATTTCCTCTTCGATTTTTCTTCGGCCGTCGCCTCTTGATAAGCCGGATATGGCATGACGATCGCTTGCTTCGCTTCTTCATGTCGTTGCATGATAACGGAGAGCAATGCAGGATTCAAATCCGTCACCTTCTGTTGAACATGAAACTGCACTTTAAATTGTGACTTCGCATCAGGGACCACCGCAATCGTCGTCAGCACACCGAATGGCGGTACCCCAAGTAACGTGGCGACTTGTTTGACATAGGCCGAGAAATCTTTGACGGACGTCACCGGCAATTTCAGATAGGCCAACGGGGCTTGAAATTGCTCCGGCTTCGTAAACAACGTGAGCTTCCCATCCTTATAGGTTCCAGCTGGAATCAAGGCCAATCGACGACGATTGCCGCACGCTTTCCCCTTGCCGACGTCCGCCGATCCGAAGGCATTATGACGACAATCATGGCACTTCCCACTCTGGCCTGCTTGACTATGACCGGCCTCAAGCACCATTTGATGTGGAGCCATCTCTGATTCATTCCGGCCATAGGCATAGCACTTCGGCGGTGTAATGGTATCCGCATCAAAGGCCTCTGCGAAGTAGGCATTTTCAAGAATATAGTCTACAATGACGACACACATTTTATTGTCCGTCACGGGAGCCCCTTCATAGGTCAAAATCCCGCCACGAAGCCCAAAGAATGCTCCGGTCGCCACAGATCGCTCTGTTTCGACGTAGGCTTGTGCAAACTGTCGCAGTTGCTCGTCATTGAGAGCAACGGCGGTGGTTGTTGATTTCGTACGTTTGGCCATATTAATACTCCTTATGGTTGAGTAGGTTGAGACACAATAGAACATCCTGTATTTGTTTCACGAAGATCTTGAAAACAGAGTTGAACAGATGGCGAAAGTGATGGTTGATCATGACGAAGCATATCAACGGTCATTGGCATGGATAAACCAATGATATTGACGTGACGATGCCCTCCACCACCACCAGTACGTCCATGATGACCATGCCCACGGCCGTGTCCATGTCCGTGTCCGTGTCCACCATGGCCTCCTCGCATCTCAATATTCAGCATGAGTAACAATTCGAGCAGCATAGAATATTCTTCTCCGTTAGATGAACCGCACTTCAGATTCAAGCACACCAAATAATTGATTCAGTCGATCAATATGTTGGTAGAACAATAATACAAGTTGACCCAACGCTAATCGCGGGTTCGCACCTTGGGCTCGTAATACGACATCATGTGGTTGATACGTATGTGGAACTGAGAACAACTCAATCTGAAATGTCGTCTGGTCCAACGGTGTCAATTTAATATGGCCGCTCGGTCCATAGAGAGCATAGGTCCATCCGCATTTCGGGTCTTGCGTATATTGAGCTTTCCACTCTGGTGTACACTTTTTTCTCACAAGTTCAGCTTGCTGCTGCACGGCATAATATGATGGCATTGTGTGATCCTTAGTGTAAGTCCTCATCCGACTCCGCCAGCCGAATGGGAAGGTGCGAAAAACTGCGAAGTGTCCCGCACACTGGACATCGAAGTCGTGACGATGGGGTCTGTCCGGGTGTCTGCACAATCGTTGGGTCAAAGAATATCGTTCGACAGGTGTCGCATACAATGCATAGATTTAGCATAATGATTACCGATCTATAAATCGTTGTTTCCAATAACTCGTTGTGCGGATCTGACTGGCATCATATGGGTCAAGTTGATTCAACAACGATGGTGTGACATTCAGAGCCAGCAGCAAATCTGTCACTTCTTGGCCATCACCATGGCCTGCAATCAACGTGGCAACAGCACAACAATAACCACGTATGAACCCTGTCGCGACAACGCTCATTGATCACCGTGCGAATCGCACATTGACTGTTTGTGAACTGTTCGGCACGATATCATCAAACAACAATGGAATATTCGCTTGAAATTCGGCCAATAATGGAATTGTGACTTCCCGCATTTGCGGATGAGCTTCACGACTCGTTCGCATTAAGAAAAAGTGTCGCCAGTTTCTCAGATTATAGGTTGAGACCAGTCGTGTTGCAAGTGCATTGGGAAAGCAGGTTCGAGCTTCTTGCGGCTTAATACCAGACTCGATGAGGAACTGATACTCCTCTTCATCACGAACACGTCCCTCGTACCACCGATCATACACGTAACTTTTATCAGGCTGTTGTTTCATCTCAAGAATCGATGGCGGACAAATAAATGCTGCTGGGTTCACAAACTCTTGGGTTCTGGTATTTTTCTTGAGATAGTTGATAAACCTCGTGCTTTCTTGGGTGTAAGCTCCGATCCGGTGTCGGACCCACTCATGTGAAATACCGCGATCGACAATGGCATCTACTGTCACAGACGAATGTTCAACGATCGACCAATCACCATGATTGAGCACGACAGCACGAAGAAATTTCTCCCATGAATCACTTGACTGCATTTCTTCGGATCGATGCGAAATACGGCCGCACCACTCAATGCGGCGAAGCAAATGAATACCCTCATTCCGGCTCGTCGCATCGACCATCCGAGCATAAGGGCTGATAATTCGTGCCATAATTATGATCCTTTCTGTGCCCAACCTTTTCCAACTAATTGTACATCTGCCGTTCGTCGAAAACGTATCCAGATCGAATAAGAAACTGTCGACCGTAATTCAGCAATACGATGACAGTCTGACGGATAAATCACTCCAATCCGCCATGGTTTCCATTCAACATAATGACCGTCGACAAATTCTTCAATGTAGCCACCCTTGATAATGCACCGAATAGCGACGGCTAGATGGGTATGGAAGCATTCCGGATCATCAGCTCGTACAAATTTATGTATAGCGAGATGCAGCCAACGAGATCGAATAAGATACTTAATAAACATCGCTGGCCGACCGTCGAGTGAGCCTCGCCATTCATCCCAGTCCATTGAGCTTCCTCCTTATCCGTCTTCGTGTTTGATATGTTGGCCATGCATACCCGCTATCATCGCCATACCGTGGAACATGCAGTAATGCCGCCAATCGATCTTCGGCTGCATGATGAGCGACGTCGTTCTGACAACATGAGCAGCCTTCGCTGGCAATATAATCAGCGAGAGCTTGTCGAAGTCGATGTTGCAGTTGTCGAATCGTCAAGGGCATGGTCGTTGTACCATTCATGTAAGGTGCATGGGCTAAAATTCAATTCCCATTGACAATGTGGTGTCCCACAATAATGACCAATGACGTCCCGTCGTCGTCGCTTCCCACAATAGCGGCAACGAATCGGACATGGACATCGTGGTTTCATACCCGTGTCCGTCTAACGGTGATCAACCGCTCAAACAGTGCCGCCAATTCTTTCACATCATCGACCGATAGTGACTTTGATGTCGTTGTCGGAGCAGCCAGTTTTGATTGATCAAAGAAGGCCGTCCAACTCATAGGACCAAAGACGACACCTGATTCGCGATTCACCATATAGAGTTGTCCGTTACGGTAATAGGCTCCCGATCGCGGATAGGTCAATGCGAGGAATTCAGATCCAACCGGTATCTCAACATCGTCGATCACTTCAATGAGGCGAGGCATCGTTCAACTCCTTAGATATTTTGAATCATACGGTTCACCGTATGACCAGAGACTCGTTGGATCAAATCATCCGTGACATGGAGCTTCACGGCATCAAGGACCATTCGTTCAATGGTATCCGCATATGGCGGTGACGTCAGAATCTTTCGGGCCAATGACTGTATCAACTCTTGAAGAGCTTTGTCGACCGGATTATTGTAGCCTTTCAAAGCTTCTTTAATATTCCGATCGACCAATGCCCCGAGGCCGGCTTTGAGAATAGCCTCTTTAATAAACGTCTCGAAATCTTCCGGCTTCAGATTAATATCCATGACGGGACCCCTTCTCGTTACGTTCATTCGGATGTGGGTTGACGAACTGTTGACCATCCACTTTGAACCATTCGTCAGCTTCATGCTGCTCAAATGCTGTGATCAGTTCATACCGAATAAATTCAATGACATCTCGTTCAGAACACATGGCATAGATCGGAACTCGTCGAACAAGCCGCAACGGAATCACTCGTTGACGATGTTGGACATCGGTCGTCTGCCGCTCAATGATAAATTCACAGATCGTCCGATTCAGGACGTCGACGGTAATTATCGTCGATGGCTTGTACGTTACACGAGCGACAATCGAATGGACCGTCTTAAGTGACAATGGTTTCGATGGGTGATTCATGTAGTGACCATTGTTGTATTCAGCAATTTGCCATATCGCTTCGTACGTACGGCAAAGAGGGCCGCTAATTTACGTTGTGTTGTTGACTTGACATGATCATGCGGATCATCGAACGCCACACACATATGTGCACGAAATTCTTCTGAATCGTGTCCATCAACCGACGATCGACCAATGCAATCCAAACCATGTAATGGTGTATGACAGACAACAGAATTAAAGACAAGTTGTCCAGATCGATATTCATAGGTATTCAGTACGATATGGTTAAATAATTTCGTCATAATTGACTTCGTCGATTGATCATGGAGATGAGCCTCAGTAAACGAACGCTCGCCGCCTGGGAACAATGTGATGAGCAACCATGCGACAATAGCAAGCTTTGCACGGTTCTTTTCATCTAATTCAGAAGGACACAAATAACGGAGTTCTGCACGAAGATCATTTGACCATCGATCACGGCCCTTCATGAGGTTCACCATAATGATGGCATCCATAAACACATCACGATGTAAAACATACAGACATTTCAGAACATCGTACTCAAGCCCAGAAGGGAGATCAAGTAAGACCGCACAGACTTTTTGATGTTCCGGCCACCAAGACAGCACATTCTGAAGTGTGTCGCAAATTCCAATACCATGCTGACGTCGTACGTTTGTGATATTCATCGCATCACGGTCAATAGCAATGAGATTTCGTGCTGGGACACCTTTTGAGATGGCAATGGCACGATCATCATCATGTGGGCCGGCTAAATATAAAATACATTCATGTTGTTCACGTCCACCCGTATGTTTTAATATGGTGTTCCATATGGTTCTCCGCCAATGTCGTTTTTGCGGGACGTTATAATCTTTCTGTGCACTATCTCGCATACTCATCACCTTATAACTTCGTCACCGACACACTCACCGCCGCAAAGTGCTCAATCCCAGGAATGGTCTCATCGTTCTCCCACCGCTCTTTCACGCTACCTTCTGCCAAGCGACGCTGTAAGAGGTCAAAGGCTTTATGCTTGAGAATATAGGCATAGATCTTGTCCCAGTCCTTCGCCGCTGGCACATCCTTCGTTGTGACGGCGACGTTCGCGAGCGTCCCTGAGACACCCGAGGCTTTCGATTTCGGCAACGTTTCAATGACATAGGCCTTCACCGCTTTTTCGTGTTCCTCAATCGTATCCGCGAGTTTCTGGATACGACCACGAAGCTCTTTCAGTTCAAAGAGCTGATCGGCACAGGCTCCAAGTTCTTTGGGAATGGTGAACGACGGCAAGGTCGGCAACTTCACGGTTTTCATGATCACAATCTCCATATGTGTATGTGTGTGTGTCGAACAAAAAAATTATAAGCATGTAATTGTGGGTTTGTAAATAACTATTTTCGTAGGTGTGACTACTGACAAGCAGGGCATGCAATTTTGATGGTCATAAAACCAGCGTGATACTCTGAATAACCCTTCCCAAGGCAGACTGAACACACCGTCTTCTGTGCTCGACCGCCGCATGTTGAACACAGACGAATGGTCGTCGTGGATGTCAATCCGATATGAATGACATTCGAGACAAAGCCGGTACCGTGACACGCTGAACAGATCGTACCTGATTGGGATGACGATGGTTTTGTACGGAACGTCGTCCAGTGCGTGAAATGATCAAATGGCGAAGCAGACACCGTTTCATACTCGATGGTCTTCGACTGTGCACGAAGGACATCATAGGCCGCTTGCACACGTTCAAACGCCGTTCGATCGCCCGTGACTTGATTGTCCGGATGATAGCGGCGGACGAGGGTTCGCCATGCGGATTTAATATCACTGTCCGTCGCCGTCGTCGTCACACCAAGAATCGTATAGGCTTCAGTAACCGTCATCGTTGCCATTTTTTCACCACTCGTCGAAGCACCGGCCAACGAAGATGGACTTGTCGCCCATGTACGATGAGATACAAGCCCGTGGGTTCGTCATACCACCAAATATCAGCACTGATCGTATGTTTGACGATCGGCGGTCGCGGTCGCAGTCGTCGTCGTCGTCGAATTGGTGTCCGAACATGCGGGCGTTGTCGTGGCATGATGTCCTCAGCATGTAATGATACACGATTCAGAAAAATCCGTGATGATTAAATAGCGACGACCTGGAATCACATACCGTTTGCTTCGTATAAAGATTCGCAGTCGTTCGACGACGTCCGACCATGGTATGTCGAGCAGTTCGAAGTTCTCGTTGATCGGCCATGGGGCGAACCAATCCACTAATCGAAAGGTGACGGGCGATGGGCCGCCAAAACAGAACCCTGCCGGTTCGATCCGGTTTGGCAATTCAAACACACAACAGAAATTCTGGTCCGAGTCGGGTCTCATGATTGTTTCCCCGGCCATGTGTTCGTGCATCGAAGATGGATCACGGCCATTCCGAGGTAGGCCAACGCCCCGAGCAGTTCTCGTTCGACGGCGGCTTGGTCAGGTTTTTGCAAGGCTTCGACCATCTTCTTTTGTGCTTGACCGGTCAAGAAACCAAGACCATGATCGGTCGCCGTCCGCACCCATAATTGATCCATAAACGGAATGGTCCGCCCGCCGTGTCGTTCGCCTTTTCCCACCGTGACTTGTTCGATGACGTTGGCAAAGACTCGTTCCAATGGGTGTTCATCGCCATCCGGCAACGGTCGTGCAAAGTTCATATCCATCGTTGTACATCCTTTCTGTGTTGGTCGTGTGCCGGCCGCTCCTGTGCTCTCGGCGGTCACTGTAATCGGTTGTTGGCTCGTCATTCGTCGTGACATGGTGCCTCCATCGTATGGGTGTGTCGGATCGTGCAGCCACTCGTCGAGACAGTCGTAGCATCGTGTGATCCAGTGCAACATGGTTAGTATTTCGTCGTTGTGGAGACAGACAAATCCGTCATCACATGTTTAATGATTGCCGAGGGAGCGGCCGTGATCCATCCCGTCGCTCGCCGGACAATATAATACCGTTGTGTGAGGCCGTCCGGAAGAGTGATGGGTACTCCTTTATTCAGCAAGGGGATACCGGCTCGCCGCAATTCTCGTGCCATGCCGTTTGCCGTCGTCTTGGTATGGCCGGTCGGATCATAGAGCATCAAGAGTTCCTTCGCGGTATAGCAATCTCGTTTCAATGGTACCGCATTCAATTTCAAGATGGCATCCGGCGACGTTTTCAGCAGACGGACCCATGAGCCGAGGTCTGATTGTCCGTCGGCAATCATCTGTTCTTTTGCCAACGTGCGGAAGGCCGGAGCCGTGGGATTAAAGTCGTCGGTCGGCAAGTTGAGGAGATAGTGAAAGATCGCTGCTGCTCCGCCGCTGCCTAACCACATGCCGTACTCCGCATAGAAATCTTGGCCCAACGGTTCAGCGAGCACTTCATGAATAAAGAACCGCCGATCATCATCTTCAAGGAAAAACGCATCGGGATGATTCGACGTAAAATAATAATTGATACAATCCGGCACGACGAACGACGGGACGTATTTGCTGTTGATTCGCAATTCACGTTGGGTGATCATCTTCTTCAAGACGTCGCTTTCCTGTCGTTTATTCGGACCGGTGACGTCGTCACCCAGGACAAATTGCCGAGCTTGGGCCCATTCATTGAAACTGCTATGCAAGTCGTTTTGATTGATCTCTGAGAAGTTCCGGCCGTAAATCCGGCCGAGGGTATAGCCGATGTAGGATTTACCCGTGCCGTGGCGATGCCCGTGAATCGCCACCGAACTGAACAGCTTAATCCCAGGATGTTGCAAGGGATAGGCACACCATTGGAGAAACCACGTTTTCGCTTGTGGATCGGCACCGGTAAAGAGATGGTCGACGAGTTGCAAGAAGAGCTTGACCGGTCCTTTCTTCGGCTCAACCCCCCATCCTGACCACATATTATAGTGTGGCATATCGCCCACGATTACTTCCCGCGGCGAACCAGGGACATACGTAATCTTGGCGACGTCGTTTCGCAACGGCCATTTCATCCAGGCGGCGGCAGCTGAGACATGTTCATAACTTAAAGACCCGTCTTTCGCCACTCGCCGTTCCGCCGTCACCAATTTTGCTTCAGTGAAATCAATGAAATGCCGCGGCGCATAGCGGCTTTCGGTCTTGAGTTCAATGACGAGTCCTGGATCGCGGACGTAGACGAATCGCCGGTTAAAATCATACAAGGCATCGACGATCGTCAAGAGTTGGGCTTCGGCTAAGACCCGTCGAAAATATTCGGTATGGTCATCTTTGACAGCTAGGAAATCATCAAGGCCTGTTTTGCGACCGTCCGTAAAAATGTCCGGGAGTCGCACGAGATGCGGGCGAGCCCCATGGCGGGCCAACTCATCGCTGAGTTCCATGATCGCCTTCTGAATATTTTTATTATCCACGAAGTCAGAGTCGAAACAGATATAGACGTTGCGAGTCGGCCATGTAATAAAATCAAAGCTCTTCAGCCATGTGACACCCATTTTCATCGCCCGCCAACTATTCACCCCGCCGAGGCCAATCGTCGGAAACCCTTCTTTCATTGCCTTGGCGGCTTTGAATTCGCCCTCCGTAATAATCAACGGACGATTGACATCGGCACAGATCGACGGCCAGTCGTCAGATTTTGGATAATAGACGGCCGGCAACGTATTCGGCGGCTGCATATATCGAACGGTTTCGGCATTCGTCAAAGCTTGGGCGGAGGTAAAGCCATCGAGGTACCGTACCCGATAAAATTGCGGGCACCCTGTCCAATCCGACAGTGGCCGGCCGAATGGATCGAAGTAGGGAATGTGAATGCAACTGCGAGCATGCAAGGCCGGATTCAGTTCGACGGTTTGTGCCGCCGTTCGTCCGACAAAGCCATACGTCGTCATATCGGCTTCGGTGAGCCCTGATGAAGCGAGTTTGTCACGGATCAAGGTTTGGATCGCCGCCGGCAACACAGCTGCAGCACGTCGTTTCGTCATACGGCACTCGTTGACGGCACCGGTTCAGTCGTAATTCGATGCACCGTGAATCGTTGTGTGCCGAGATACCCGTGATGTTGACCCTGTCCGTTGGCCAGATAATTTTGTAAACTCCGGACGGAGACATTGAGCAATAAAGCGGCTTCGGCCATCGTATACAACGGAGCCGTTTCGATGGCGACATTCCCTAAGGCGACACGAATATTACGGAGTTGTTCTTGCCGTGTTTGTATGCGATGATGATACAGAGCTCGGACCGTTGAGCCTTGCACACCGCGAAGTCGCCGCCGATCAATCATATAATTCTCTGGTGGCAGCTGCAACCAATAATGAAGACGAGCAAAGTCGTCTTGTAAGAGTCGGCGAGTCGCAAAGGGTAATCCGGAGGCAATTCGTTCAATGACGTCGAGCCGTGTTCTCAGTTCGTCATCTGATAATGTGGATGAGAACGTGTCAGGAAGTGGGTCAACGGTTGCCGTTAATGGTACGTTCGCTATCGGTTGACGATGTTGTTTTCGCTTTGTCTGGCTTGGCATAATGCACCCCCGTAAAAAAGTGATGGCATCATAAACAACGGCTTCGCACTCCGTCAATCTGTAAAAGCACCTGTTTTTTCTAAAATATTGAATGAATGTCGTATAGTGTCTGCTATCATATTCATGTTGTGCAAAAAAGTGGAAAGATAATCCTCTTGCTCTACTACTCTCCTATTCTTCCTATATGGAAATTTAATATGAGTAAATAATATAATATATACTCAAGAAAAAAAAAATATATATATAATAAGGGCGACTTTTTAATGACGAGATACTAATCCACTTTTTCTCACAACTTCGCTCGTTGCTCGCCGCCAAACGATGTACAATGCGTTCACCCCTTGAAAAACCCGGAGGAACATATGGATTTGCTCACAGCATTATGTGTTGCGATGTGTGTCGCTTGTCTTGTGCATCGTCCACGGGAGTAAACTACTTTTTTCGTCGGTCGCATGTTTTTTCATTGTGGTTCATAGTATGATGTCCACCATGCCACAGAGACCATCATCGACGTCGACTGAGAAGCGGCGAGCGACACATAAGCAAAAGTCCTCATCGACACGAACACGACGGACGTATGTTCGAAAACATGCGACACGATCGTCGTTCGTTGACCCCTCATCGCCGGCCGCACGAAAAGCGAAACTCGCAACAGAGACGACAGATGCCGCCGAACGGACACAAGACGGTGTCGGCTATGTGATCCAAACGAAAACTGGCAAAAAGCGGATATGGATTCGTCCGCCTGGATTCGGTCGAAAAGCCGATGGCTCAGGTCCTGGAGTCACGAAAGGTTCGATTTCATCACGAACCAAAGAAATGAAAGAGATGATCCAACTTCGCGGACCTGAACTCGTACAACGACTCTTTCAATTGGCATTCGGCTATGATCTCCCAACGGCACATAATGCTTGTAAAACGTTAATGGCTTACGGGTATGGTCGCCCAACGGTGCATGTCGAACTTGAACGAGGTTCTGAGGCTCGTTCGTATGTCGCTGAGATGCCACCACCGATTACACATGAACAATGGATGGCAAACATGCAAAAAACCTATGGCCCACAAGTCATTGACGTGACGGCGAAGGTATCGACGACTCCAGCTGCAGAGACACCAACACCAACAGCAACACCAACAGCAATAGCAACACCTGATCAGCATACGGTGAACGGCAACGGGCGGCCGTAATTCGTCGTGGAGAGCTATCCACCTTTTGAACTGACGACACCAGAAGTCATTTGGCGGCCACAACCTGGACCGCAAACGATTTTGATGCAGTTGCCATATGAAGAAATCTTCTTTGGCGGTGCACGAGGTGGTGGGAAGACGAGCGGCTTGCTCGGTCATTGGTTGGCCCATGCGAATCGATGGAAACAATATGCCCGAGGCATTCTCTTTCGAAAGACGTTTGATGAATTTGAAGAAGTGCATGAACAAGCTAAGTTGTTGTACTATCGTGTCGGGGCGAAATACAATACGAGTCGACATGTCTGGCTCTTTCCCAATAAGGCCTCATTACGGTATCGGTTCTTAGAGAAAGATAAAGATGCAGATAAATACCAAGGCCGTTCGTATACATGGCAGGGATGGGAAGAGTTAACGAATTGGCAATCAGCGGCTCCTATCGACAAAGTCAGTGCGACATTGCGATCAGCCGACGGTGTCAAATGTCAATGGATTGGGACAGGCAATCCTGGTGGCCCAGGACACAATTGGGTCAAGGCTCGATTTATTATTCCCGCTCCACCATTCGTGCCGCACTTCGACCCTGTCAAGCAATTGTATCGAGTCTTTATTCCCAGCAAATTGAGCGACAATCGTATTTTGATGGACTCCGATCCGTTGTATGCCGCACGATTACGGGGTGCCGGTCCTGATTGGTTGGTTGATGCATGGCTCGATGGGAATTGGAATATTATCGCCGGCGGGATGTTCGATGATTTATGGAATGCTAGTGTGCATATTCTTCAGCCGTTTGATATCCCAAAAACATGGCGAGTTGAACGTACATTTGACTGGGGCAGTAGTCGACCATTTTCATTAGGGTGGTGGGCGATTTCGAATGGTGATCCAGTTCGATTACCAAATGACGAGCAACTGCATTATTATAAGGGCACACGAATTCGGATTGGCGAGTGGTATGGCTGGGATGGGAAGACTCCGAATAAAGGACTTGATTTGGTCGATACAGAAGTGGCTCGACGAGGTCGTGAACTCGAGAAAGCGATGGAAAAGACTCTCGGTATTCGGATTGCTCCTGGACCTGCTGATCCGGCGATTTTCGCGGTGGTCAATGGCCGAAGTATTGGACATTCGATGGGTGCTATTGGATTGCAATTTGTACCAGCGACGACTGGACCGAATTCACGAGTGACTGGATGGAATGCCGTTCGACGAATGTTAAAAGCGGCTTTGAAATATCCGATGATGGAAGAAGCGGGTATGTTCGTGTTCAGCACATGTCAACAATTTATTCGAACAGTGCCGATTCTTCCTCGTGACAAAAAATATCTTGATGACGTTGATACGGAGTCAGAGGATCATATCGGCGATGAAACTCGATACGGGACAACCCAAGTTGAACGGACTGTGTCTATGGTGAAGATGCCGGTGTAATCAAGGAGGATCGACATGCCTGTCTCGTTACAACATGAACTCTACCTTGCTCGTACTCGGCAATGGGAACGATGTCGCCATGCTTATGACGGTGGTGATTGTGTCAAAGATCATGGTGAGGCTTATCTTCCGAAGCTTCCCGTACAAAGTGATGATGAGTACGAGTCATATAAACAACGAGCGATGTGGTACGGAGCAACGGGACGAACTGTTAATGGCCTCGCTGGAGCGGTCACTCGCCGTGATCCGAAATTTACCGTTCCAAGTGTCATGAAAGATCATCTCGATGACGTGACGTTATCAGGTGTGCCCGCGACGATCTTCGTCAAACAGGTCATCACAGAACTCTTAACCGTTGGTCGCTATGGTATTCTTGTTGATATGGCCGCCGATGCACCAGCGTCGGCAACAGCTGCGCGGCCATATTGGACCGGCTACCGAACGGAACAGATTATCAATTGGCGGACATCAATGGTGAACGGTGTTGTTACATTGACGATGGTGGTCTTGGCTGAATGTGCAGAATCGATTAATCTAAATGATGAATTTGAAGTGAAGAAAGTTGACCGGTATCGAGTGTTGACGTTGCAAGATGGAGTGTATCGTGTTCGATTATTTACTCCGCGATCGGATAAAAGTGATCAATACGATGTCGCAGAGACCATCCCAACATTTCGCGGCAAGCCGTTGACCGAAATTCCATTTTGCTTCATTGGTGTCTGCGGGCTTGATGCCGCCCCTGAAAAACCGCCATTGCTTGATCTTGTCGATGTGAATTTTTCGCATTATTGTTCGAGTGCGGATCTTGAACATGGCCGTCACTATACGGCTCTCCCAACACCATGGGTCGCTGGCTTCACAGTCGATCCTGGGACGTCACTGCGAATTGGTTCGGCTATTGCATGGGTGGCATCGGACCCACAAGCAAAAGCCGGCATGCTGGAATTTACCGGCCAAGGACTTGGAGCCCTTGAGAAGGCTCTTGAATCAAAAGAAGGGCTGATGGCGATTCTCGGAGCTCGTATGCTGGAAGTTGAAAAAGCCGGTGTTGAAGCGACAGATACGTTACTCTTGCGATCCGCCGGTGAACGAAGTACCTTGCAATCGATGGCCATCATTCTTGGACTTGGATTGACCCGTGTTTTGCGGTGGCATGCCATGTGGATGGCGATCAAAGAAACATCGACGATCAATGCCGAACTGAATTCTGATTTTACCAATACTCCAATGGGGTCATCGGAGTTGACCAGTCTTGTTCAGACATGGCAAGCTGGTGGAATGAGCTATGAAACGTTCTATTACAACTTACAACGTGGTGAATTGACTCGGCCTGGAATTACGGCCGATGATGAACGAACATTGATTGAAACACAGCAAGCGACTCTCATCGAGACACCATCGGATAACCAAGATCAACCTATGAATCAGGAGTCATTGGCGAATCAAGATCAGCCGAGTAGTCCTGATGCACAACAAGGGACATCGAACAATGTCTGAAGAACAAGAAACAGGCTGGCTCATTGAGCGGTCAATGAATCATGGCTTAGAGTATTTGATGGCTGATCATCATGGATTGACATGGACAACGAACGTTAATGCGGCCCTTCGTTGTGCTCGTCGAGCTGATGCTGAAGCAATTTGTTTATTTGTTGATGATGCAGACCGCGTTGCTGAACATCTCTGGGGTTAAATGGCACGACGATCATTTAGCGATGCTCTTGCGATATCCTTTGTGACCCATGATGTGCAATTGTCACGATTGCAAGCCGATCATCGACGAACATTGCTCAAATCATTACGAACCCTTGAACAAAAACTTGTCACGGCCATCGCAACACAAACTGATGGGGCGACGTTTACAGCGGCTCGAAGTCGAGCGTTATTAAAAGTCGTGCGGGTACTTGTGACACAACAGTACGACCGCCTCCAACAGATTCATGGTCGTGTGTTGCTTGATCTCGCGGATTATGAGTCACGAGCTATTCCGAACTTACTCAATGCTGACATTCGAGTCCCATTGTTCAGTGTTGGACTGCCGCAAACAGCATTGACATCGTTAGTGTCAAATGACACGGTCGTCGGTGTCCCACTGAAATCATTCTGGAATCAACAACGAGTCGGATTCATCAATCGATTTACGACGGCGATGCGAGCAGGGTTATTTGCCGGTGAGACGACCCATCAGTTGATCCAACGAGTTCGCGGCACAAAAGCTCGGAACTTTCAAGATGGTCTCATGCAGACAAGCCGAGTCGGAGCGGAGGTCCTTGTTCGAACAGCTGCTCAATCGGTCGTCAATGATATCCGTATGAAACTCTACCAAGAGCATGGACACCTCTTGAAAGGCGTTCAAGCCCATGTGACATTGGATCAACGGACATCAGAAATTTGCATTGCCCGTTCAGGTGAATCATGGGACCTTGAGGGCCAACCATTAGGTAAGACGAATGAACCATTTCCTGGCCCGCCACCATGGCATCCAAATTGTCGTAGTACGTTACTCCCCATCCTCAAAACGTTTGGTGAATTAGCTGGTGATCCTGAACTTGATCGTGAAGCAAAGAAACGATTGAAGGGTATTCCTAATTCGACACAAGAATCAATGAATGGGCAAGTCGCCGGTGATCTAACATATGAACAATGGCTCAAAACACAACCGGAATCTGTTCAATTGGATGTTCTTGGTCCTGGACGATTGAAACTCTGGAAAGCAAAAAAGATTAGTCTTCGTGATTTGATCGACCAACGAGGGAATCCATTAACGCTCAAAGAATTGAGGGGGTCATGATAAAAAGCAGTGATTGGTCATATTGTCCAGCATGTGGTGGTGAAATCGATACTGGTTATGAATGTAATAAATGTGGTCGTGATTGGTATGAATGGCATGAAACACGATCATCTATGCAACAAAAAATGCAGCAATTAAAAATTGCATTAACACCACGACTATGGCCGCCTGAATATCGTGAAGCATGGAACAATAATCTATGTGATATGGATAAAGCGTTCTCTGCACTTCGAACACTCGCTGAGGTACTATTATGAGTCCACATGAACAAGTGTTAGTTGATCGGTTAGTTGAACAAGCATATGAATACGATCTCTTACAACTAGCAAACGAGCATGGGAAGTTCGCGATCGCCGTCAACTATCCATTGTCGCGTCATCAACAGCAGGCCCTTGAACGGTTGCAAGTCCGTCAATGGGTGCAATTGATTGACGTCGCATGTACAGAATCGAGTAGCGGCCAACTCATGCGGATTTTTTTAGTCTCGTCGAGTGCCAAACTATGGAAAACGACATATGAACAAGCAAAGTCATTTGGAGGCGGCGCATGAATGACGGCATCTTTATCGGTGGGCATTTGCATCAACGAGTGAATTGTTCATGCGGAAAACTGATCGTGCAATGTCGATGTGGGAATCCAAATAAACCAGTCGTCGTTCGAGAATCAAGTTGTCCTGATTGTCGACGAACTTTATTTACTTCTACGGACAGCGGAACAAAGGAGGCAGTGTATGTTGAAGGCAGTACTCAGCAGTCTTGAAGGGCTCGATGAAGCGACAGCGAAACTGTATACAAAAGAATCTGACTCACGGTTCGTTTTAAATGTCGACGGATTAGTCCCCAGTGGAAAGCTTGATGAGTTTCGCACGAATAACGTCGAACTGAAAAAGCAACTTGACGAGATGAAGGCACAACTGGAGAAGTTCTCCGGCGTTGATCTCGCGAAGTATCAAGAAGCGATGAAGGCGATCGAGAACGATCAAGAAAAGAAATTGCTCAAGGAAGGCAAGATCGACGAAGTCTTCCAACTTCGTACGGAGAAGATGCGGCAGACATATGAAGAGCAGTTGAAAGCGAAAGATGCCGCCATCGCTGCGGCCCACAAAGAACGTGATGCGGCCATTGAGTCACAGAACAATTACATCGTACGGTCAGAGCTCACTCGTGTCGCAAGTGACCCTGAAGCTGGGTTCCAAGATGATTTGGCCGGTCTTGTTGCCGAACAAGTCTCGAAAGAATTCCGTGTGAAAGACGGCAAAGTCATTCGTGTCGATGCGAAAGGCAATCCGGTATTTGGTAGCAATGGTGATCCAGCGACGATTGCTGAGTTCCTCCAAGAAGTCGTGAAGACTCGCCCCTATTTGATTCGAGCGTCAAATGGATCCGGAGCTCGGAATAATGGTTCGGCGAATCCTGGTGCGAAAGTGATGACTCGAAAACAATTTGATGCCCTCACAGATCCGTCTGTGAAAGCAAAATTAATGCGAGACGGTGTACAACTCGTCGACAAATAGAGTATAGTGTCCATGTGGTTCATGACTCCTTGTGTGATGTGGGTTCGTTGCTCAGTATGACTCCGGGGGAGTGATACTGAGCAATGGGCTGCTTACGGGGTAAGCGGCTGTGACCACGGTGCTCCTTCCAAGTCCTTTACGGGGTAAAGGCAGACTTCGCGGGGCGGAGTCGGTTCGTCGAAGTCCTTGTCCATGACAAGGCGGATTTCGCGGGGCGAAATCTTTTTACTCTTACAACGTTTTTTCTTTTCTTCTAGCAAAGGAGTGCTTTGTCATGGCTAATACTATTACCAATATGATCCCGATCATCTATGATGCATTGGACATTGTGTCTCGTGAGTTGGTCGGATTTATTCCCGCTTGTGGCCGCGATTCGTCCGCCGATCAAGTCGCTCTCAACCAAACGATTAATATTTACATTGCTCCTGCGGCGACAACCGGTGATGTGACTCCCGGCACGACAGCTCCTGACGATGGTGATCAGGCATTCGGGAATACAACCATGACCATCACGAAGTCCAAGTATTCGCCAGTGCGATGGACGGGTGAAGAACAGTTGTCGGTGTCGAAGAATCCTGCGGCGAAGCAAGCGGTTCGCGATCAGTTTGCTCAATCGATGCGAGCGTTGGTCAATTTGGTGGAAATCGATTTGGCGAATGCCGCCTATCAAGGTGCATCGCGGGCATTTGGCACAGCTGGTACTGCACCGTTTGGAACTGCTGGTGACTTGTCGGACATGGCCGGTGTGATGAAGATCGCAGATGACAACGGAGCTCCGAAGACGGGTCGTCAGTTGGTCTTGGGAACGTCTGCGATGGCCAATCTTCGTGGGAAACAGAACGTCCTCTTTAAAGTTAATGAAGCAGGGACGGATGAGCTCTTGCGACAAGGCATCATTGGTCGATTGATGGGTGCTGATGTTCGTGATTCGGCTGGTGTGCCGACTCCGACGAAAGGGACCGGTGCCAGTTATTTGGTGAATAACGGTGCTGGGTATACCGTCGGTGCGACAACGATCGCGGCTGATACTGGGACAGGTACCATTCTGGCTGGTGACGTCGTGACATTTGCGGGTGACACCAATAAGTACGTGGTGGCAACAGCATTGTCCAGCGGTTCGTTTACCATCAATTCACCGGGACTTCGTCAGACATTGGCTGACAACACGGCCATCACCGTTGGGAATACAGCGACGCAGAATATTTATTTCCAACGAAATTACCTCCAACTGGCGACTCGTGTGCCGGCGATGCCAGAAGGCGGTGATGCAGCGGATGATGTGATGACGGTGACCGATGAAATTTCCGGCTTGGCATTCCAAGTTGCCTTGTACAGGCAATATCGGAGAATCAAGTGGGAAATTGGGCTGGCATGGGGTGTGAAAGCAGTGAAAGGCGACGGTATTATCGTCCTACTCGGGTAAGCCTGAGTCGTAATGTCATGGTTCAGGGCTCTGTCATTCGATGGAGCCCTGAACGACGTTTCACTGTCCAACACACGAGGTCGTCATGCCCACAATCCTCGCAAATACGTTTGCGACAGTTCTTCTCCATCCAGACGAAATTCTTTCATGTACGATCACATCCGGCGGTTCATTGGCTGTCGTTGAACTTGACGGCTTCGGAAACTTTATCACACAAACGACATATACACTGTCGCCGACGGCGATTGGTGGATACGTCAATACGAAAATATTGAAGCTCGTGGCTATTAACGGGACGGTGGTCTATACCGTCACGGGTCAACGAGATGCATCATTGACCGAACAACGGATTGCGGCACAATCCGGTGTGCAAATCGTGACGGCCAATAACACGAGTGAACAGATATTAGCGACAATCCCGATTCTTGGTGGAACATTAGGTGTCAATGGGGTCATTCGGGTGTCGACATTGTGGACCATGACAAATAATGTGAACGTCAAAACACTTCGTGTTCGGTTAGGCGGCGGTGCGGGGACAGTCTTTTGGGCAGCTGCTGGAGCATCGATCGCGACACTGAAAGGACATTGTCAAATTGCCAATCGTGGTTCGCAATCGTCGCAAGTCGCGATGGATTCAGCTACACTCGCATTTGGATCGTCAACAGCCGCTGTTGTTACAGGTGCGATCGATACCGCGGTGAACCAAGATCTTGTGATCACGGCTCAAAAAGCAACTGGGACAGATACAGTGAATCTTGAATCGTATCAAGTTGAACTGTGTCCCGGTCAATTATAATTCATAAAGGAGTACAGTCATGTTGTTTACTGAAGAACAAGCAAAAGGGAGCGGACAGCCATGTGAGACGGTACAGGTAAAGCATGGTGATGACTACATGGTGATTAATGCCCATGAATTTATCGAAGGTACACATGAGTTGTATGTACCTGAAACAGAGGCTGAAGCTGAAGCTAAAGCCAAAGCTAAAGCCGAGGCTGAAGCCGAGGCAGCACGATTGGCTGCTGAAGCCGACGATCAAGGTGATGGAGCGAAAAAGCGGTCGCGAAAGTAAGTTCCACGTTTAAGCTTGTGAAGAGGTGACCGATGGGCGAAGGAATTCCATATGCACCAGGAAGTGGCACGACGAGTGCGACAGTTGCCGCTGATTTTATCGGTGGTGATATCTATCAACGGATTAAGTTGATCCATGGTGCCGATGGAACAAATCTCGGCGATGTGAGTCCGACGAATCCTTTGCCCGTCACCCACATTGGTTCACATGCTGTGACGGGTACAGTTACTGTTGGTGGTACGGCGATGGTGTCCGTCGTACCAGGAGTGTCCGTCATTGCTCAAGCATCAGGGACGGTTTCCGTTTCGGGTTCTATTCAAGCATCAGGGACGGTTTCCGTTTCTGGTTCTGTTCAAGTTTCAGGCACCGTCGCGATTTCTGGTGCGGTGGTGTTATCCGGAACGCAAGTTGTTTCGATTGTCCCTGGGGTGAGTGTCACGGTTCAGCAAGGTATCTCAGTTTCCGCTGTCGTATCTGGAACGGTGTCACTCATCGCCAATACCACCACTGCCGTCCCATCAATTTCCGCAACTGGCCAAGTCGTCTGGTTAGCTGGCGGACAGGGGACCAGCGTTTCGCCCGTCTTCGTCTCCCAGATTAACCCGCCGGCTGGTGGTGGGGGCAGTGTGACGACTGCTCCTCCATCAGTCAGTGCAACAGGGCAGCTCATGTTTATCGTCGGCGGTCAGTCGACGACGGCATTTCCTGTTCATGTGTCACAGGTCGGCGGTATTTCGACACAAGTCAGTGGAACGGTCTCTGTCATTGGATTAGCATCGACGACGGCAGTGCCATCGATTTCTGCGACTGGTCAAGTGGTGTGGTTGGCTGGTGGTCAAGGCACGAGTGCGACACCGGTCTTTGTCAGTCAGATTAATCCGCCGGCGGGTGGCGGTGGATCGGTCACGACTGGCCTCCCTGGGACAACGGCGACCGGTCAGTTGATGTACATTGTCGGCGGTCAATCAATCGCAACCAATCCCGTCTTTGTCAGCCAAATTAATCCGCCAGCGGGCGGTGGTGGATCAGTGACGACTGCCCCGCCATCGATTTCTGCGACTGGTCAATTGATGTTTATTGTCGGTGGCCAGTCAACAACGGCTTTTCCTGTTCATGTGTCGCACGTCGGTGGGATTTCAACACAAGTCAGTGGGACAGTGTCTGTATCTGGACTGCTCATTACGACCACAGCCGTAACAACTGGAACGGGTCAAGCGGTCTGGTTGATGAATCCCACAACTATTACGGCAACAGTCACTGTGACGGCTTATCCAACGACGACAGCCGTGCCAAGTGTCTCGGCAACCGGCGGAGTCGTGTGGATTGCAGGCGGTCAAGGCACAAGTGCGACACCAGTCTTTGTCAGCCAAATTAATCCTCCGGCAGGCGGCGGCGGATCAGTGACCACAGGTCTACCCGGAACAACGGCGACCGGTCAGCTGATGTACATCGTCGGCGGCCAATCAATCGCAACGAATCCTGTCTTCGTTAGTCAGATCAATCCACCGGCAGGCGGTGGAGGATCAGTCACAACCGCACCACCGTCTATTTCTGCCACTGGACAACTCATGTTCTTGGTTGGCGGTCAGGGTACGACTGTCAATCCTGTCTTTGTCTCCCAAATTAACCCGCCGGCTGGTGGTGGCGGTTCTGTGACGACAGGGCTCCCTGGGACGACCGCAACTGGTCAACTCATGTATATCGTCGGCGGTCAATCATTGGCGACCAATCCGGTCTTTGTCAGTAGCATTAATCCAGTGACTGCTGTGACGGTCAATGGGTCAGTCGCGATCTCTGGGACAGGTCTTGTTTCCGTAGTTCCTGGTGTCAGTGTCACGATTCAACAAGGCGTATCTGTTTCAGCAGTCGTTTCCGGTACGGTGACGGCCATTCTTCCAGGTTCGACCACTGGTTCTTCGGGGATGTCTGGAGTACTGGTGTGGCTCGGAGCCTCGCAATCAGTCTTGATCTCGACACAAGTGTCTGGAACGGTCAGCGTCATTAATGGTCTGTCGGTCAGTGCCGTTGTGTCGGGAACGATCACGGTGACTCCAGGGTTGAGTGTCAGTGCGGTGGTCTCCGGAACAGTGACGCCTGTCGTGCCAACGACAACCGGTGTCGTATCGATTACCGCAACTGGTCAAGTGGTATGGGTGGCCGGCGGACAGTCTGCTGCGACGAATCCAATCTTTGTCTCACAGATTAACCCACCAGCAGGTGGCGGTGGATCGGTCACCACTGGTCTTCCGGCAACGAGTGCGACCGGACAAATCATGTTCATCGCTGGTGGCCAATCATTGGCGACGAGTCCCGTCTTCGTCAGTCAGATTAATCCTCCGGCAGGCGGCGGTGGATCAGTCACAACTGCTCCACCAAGTATCTCCGCGACTGGTCAATTGATGTTCGTCGTTGGTGGGCAAGGGACATCAGCGAATCCTGTCTTTGTCAGTCAAATCAATCCACCAGCAGGCGGCGGTGGATCAGTGACGACAGGTCTTCCCGGAACGACGGCAACTGGACAGTTGATGTATATCGTCGGTGGGCAATCCATTGCGACGAACCCTGTGTTTGTCAGCCAAATTAATCCGCCTGCAGGCGGCGGCGGATCAGTGACGACCGGTGTGCCAAGTATTTCAGCGACTGGACAACTGATGTTCTTAGTCGGTGGCCAAGGGACGACCGTCAACCCCGTCTTCGTGAGTCAGATCAACCCACCGGCAGGTGGCGGCGGATCAGTCACGACGGCTCCACCAAGTATTTCTGCGACTGGTCAGCTGATGTATATCGTCGGCGGACAGGGGACGACGGCGAACCCTGTTGTCGTGTCGGGTACAATTGCGGCGGTCGGTGGTACAACGGTAATCTCCGGAACGGTATCACTACTCGGTGCATTGATTACAACGACCGCAGTGACAACTGGAACCGCACAAGCCGTGTGGGTCATGAATCAAGGTGCAGGCGGTGGCGGCAGTGTGACAACGGCCGGCCCATCGATTTCTGCGACTGGTCAAGTGGTGTGGCTCGCAGGCGGACAAGGCACGAGTGCGACACCAGTCTTCGTCAGTCAGATTAACCCGCCGGCAGGTGGTGCGGGTCCAACAACGACTGGTGTACCAAGTATTTCTGCAACAGGCGGAGTGATCTGGATCGCGGGTGGACAAGGTACGACTGCAACACCAGTTTTTGTGTCACATATTGCACCAGTGGGGGTATCAGGGACGGTTACAGTCATTGAAACCAATATCAGTACCACACAAGCTGCCGCAGGGGCAACAGGTGAAATCGTCTGGCTCGCTGCAAGTCAAACAGTTTTGATTTCAACACAGGTTTCTGGTACGGTATCGGTCATTGATGGTCTATCAGTCTCGGCTATTGTTTCTGGGACTGTGACGGTGATTGAAAGTAACACCGCTACGACTCAAGTCAATGTCGGTACGACTGGTGAAGCGGTATGGTTCGGAGCTAGCCAAACGGTGATGGTTACCGTGTTATCGATGCCGGGATTGTTTACAACAACGCAGGTGACAACCGGCACAGCACAAGCTGTCTGGATTATGAATCCAACGACGGTGACCGTCACGGTAACGATCACGGGGACGACAACTGGAACGATTAGTATTTTGAACGTTGGCACAACAGTCGGTACGCCCTCACAAGCGTCAACGGCATTAATTGTTGTGGGTAAAGAGCAGCAACAAACGCCTGTCTTAATTATGGTGTCGTCAACGGCCATGGCGTCTGGTGCGACAATGTTGTTCACAGTGTATACTGGGGCGACATTAGTGACATCAGGTGTGGCTGTCTGGCCGGTGCCTGCTGGACGCGTCTTACGCATCAATGCGATTCAGCTTGTGGCGGCATCAAGTGCAGTTATTGCTGGGATACAATTATTGGTACTCGCGGCAACGGCAGCGGCTGGCGTAACTGTGACGTCAACGGTCGGTGTCGTAGCCGGTCTTGGATTTGTCCCAGCCGCGACCAATCAATTTAATATCTTTGGGTTAGCAGCTGACGTTTCAGCTGGTACGACAATTGGTATTGGAAATATTCGTGGAACAGCCTGGAATTGTGGTGGTGCAGTAATTCAAGGTTGGATGTTCTAATCATAAGGAGGGCGTCGTCACATGTCAATGCCATATGTGATCCTACCGTCACTAGGATCAGATCAGGTCGATGAATGGATTAAGCTTGGGGTGACGGCCCATGCTGCAGGTAATCTTCCGCAAGCTCAAGTTCATTATGGACAAGCATTACGGCTTGATCCCAATAATGTCATCGCGACACAAAATCTCGCCGTGTTATATGCACAGTCCAATCTCATGACTGAGGCCTATCTGACGGCTGAACGAGCGACATTGTTCGATCCGAAACATGCCATTGCACATATGAATATGGCCTATATCAGTTTGCAATGTGATCAGATTGAAGATGCCTTGATCGCCGCAAAAACGGCCTATGAGCTTGAAGCGGCCGTGCATACCCGATTGGCTATGGCGATGATTTTTGCTACGGCCGGCATGCCAGAATTATCTGTGCCATTATATGAACAGATTTTGGCAGAAGTCCCGACACATCCTGTCGCCGGTCCAAATATTTGTTTTGTCCAGACATTGATGCCATGCACACCAAAAGAACTTAATGAAAAGCGACGGCAATGGCATCAGCACTTCGGGTACAAAGGTGTCAAAGCTCCGCACGAAAATACGAAGGACCCAGGACGACCACTTCGTATTGGCTATGTCGGCGGTGATTTTAAAACACATAGTGCCGCGATGATTTTTCGCCCCGTTGTGACACATGAATCCGATATGATCCAGTCGTATTTGTATTCGACGTTACCTGTACAAGATACGGATCAAGCCACAGCGAGTTTTAAAGCATTCGCCGGTCATCGATGGCGAGATATTTCATCGTTGACCGATGAACAAGCCGATCAGTTGATTCGTCAGGATAAGATTGATATTTTGGTTGATCTTGCCGGCCATACAAATGGCGGTCGATTGACACTCTTTACACGGAAACCCGCACCGATCCAAGCAACTGGATGGGGATTCGCCCATGGAACAGGGTGTTCAGAAATCGATTACTTCTTTGCCGATCAAGTGGCCATTCCTGAATCTGAACGTGAAGCCTACGTTGAACAAATCATTGACCTCCCATGCATCGTCAGTTATAGCCCGCCGAATTATGGGCTGAAGACGTCGAGTCAATTGCCCTATTGGCGAAATGATTACATCACATTTGGAACATATGCTCGGTATGAGAAGATGAACAATGAATGTCTTCGAATGTTCGCGGATATTCTTCGCCGTGTCCCAACCAGCAAGCTGGAGTTTAAAGATCACGGCTGTCGTCGGCCATATTCGATTAAGCGGATTCGTGCTGAAATGTCTGACATTGATCCAGCACGACTACTGTTCTCTGTTGCGACATCGCATGCCGAACATTTGCAGACCTATCAACAAGCTGATCTCATTCTTGATCCCTATCCGCACAGCGGCGGAGTAGTCTGCCTTGAACAGATGTACATGGGTGTGCCGATGGTGACACGGTACGGCACACAAGCCGCCGGACGAACATCGTCAAGTGTCTTAACGTCAATGAAGCGAGAAGAATGGATCGCTCATTCACATGATGACTACGTTGAATTGGCAGTTTCAATGGCCGGACAACCGCGGCGGCTTGCGGATATTCGCAAGACATTGAGTCAAGAATTTTTATCATCGCCGGTCGTTGTTGGTTACGGGGCACGAGTTGAAGCCGCCTATAGATGGATGTGGCAGAAGTGGTGCGTGGCATGAAGATTCGGAAGTTAGAAGAACTAACAAATTTCGGCGGCACATTATGCCATGGGTGTTTCGATATCCTTCATATCGGGCATATTCGTCATTTGGTACGAGCTCGTGAATTAGCCCCTGAGAAGTCATTGATCGTCACAGTCACGGCCGATCGATATATCTCAAAGGGTCTTGGTCGTCCATGTTTTCCAGCTGAGATCCGTGCTGAATGTCTGGCGGCATTGGCCTGTGTTGATTATGTGGCGATCGTCGATGAAGCAACAGGGTTAACGGCGATCGATGTCATTCGACCACGATACTATGTGAAAGGCCACGATTATGAGGGTCGCGGTGGTATTGCGGCCCTTGAACAGGATCGTGTTCGTCAATTTGGTGGTTCAACTATTTTTACAGACGTTGTATATTCATCGTCAAAAATTTTGGAGCAGTTGAATGGGCGGTAATCGTTCTATTACAGATGTGCTTGAGGCAGCACAACATTTACGGGTCTGTTTTATCGGTGATGCAATTGTTGATGAATATCGATATTGTCGACCACTTGGTCGATCGCCGAAAGAGAGTTTAATCCCAGTGCAGTGGGAGTCGACGGAAGAATTTCGTGGCGGAGTCGAAGCCGCATCAAATCATGCGCGATCATTTTGTCGCGATGTGGTCATTCGCAGTCGTTATACGTCGACACGAAAAGTTCGCTTCGTCGAACGACCATACCTAAGAAAGATTTTCGAATATCAATGCCCTGATCAACCATTGGGTTTAATTCCTGACGATGTCCGGTTGCTCGATATGATTATTGTAACGGACTTTGGTCATGGCGAATTAACACAACGAGACCGTGATGATTTGTGTGATTCGTCGATGTACCTTGCCGTCAATGCCCAAACAAATGCGGCGAATTTCGGATTTAATCCAATCACCAATTATCGTCGAGCCGACTACATCGTCATTGATGAACCAGAAGCTCGATTGGCAGCCCATGATCGAGAATCACCGATCGAAGTTGTGATAGAGCAATTGGCACACAATCGATGTAATAAGTTCATCGTGACACGAGGAACACAGGGTGCTGTTGGGTACGATGGAACTCACTTCTATTATCAGCCGGCATTTACGCAGCAAGTCGTCGATACGATGGGAGCCGGTGATGCTTTCTTCGCCGTCACAGCACCGCTTTCACCAACAGCATCTATTGATGAATTGTTAATGATCGGGAATGCGGCCGGAGCATTGAAATGTCATATTATCGGGCATCGTCAACCGGTCACGAAGTCAGCTCTGATTCAATTTTTAAAGGACCGTGCATGACACTCTTACAACCAAAACAAATTCAGGATCTGATTACATTGATTCGTGCAACGAATCGAACGTATATTATTGGCAATGGCGGCAGTTATGCGAATTGTTCGCATCTTGTCAATGATTTACTCTTCTGCGGTGTGAAAGCATTTACGATCGATGCGGCGACATTGAGTGCATTCGCGAATGACTATGGATGGGAACAAGCTCTCACACGATGGATTCGTATTGTCGGGACACCGCATGACCTTTTAATTGCATTATCAGGAAGCGGGACGTCGAAAAATATTTTGAATGCCGTGGTAGCGGCCCAAACAATTGGGATGTCAGTCTGCCGTGTCTACGGCAATACACGAAAGGAGTCGATGTCACAAGCTGAAGAGTATCATCTTCAATTGGGACACGAATTACGACGATGCTTACAGCCACAGAACTAACACGGTTTACGACTCGATTGACGGAAGACTTTGCTGCTGCACGGATTGCTGCACCAGTACATTTTTGTGGCGGGAACGAAGAGCAGCTGATCGAAATTTTTCAATCGATCCCTCGTGATGCTTATGTGTTTTCAACATGGCGATCACATTATCATGCCTTGTTGCATGGTGTACCTGAAGCTCTTGTCCGGCAATCAGTGCTCAATGGGCAGAGTATTAATCTGAATTTTCCGCAATATCGATTTTTTACGTCTGGCATTGTCGGCGGTATTTTGCCGATTGCTTGCGGTGTGGCGATGACAGGGCAAGCCACATGGTGCTTCATCGGCGATATGACGGCTTCAATTGGAGCCTATTACGATGCCTATCATTATGCAGTCGGCCATGATTTGCCAATCACGTTTGTCATTGAAGACAACGGTCTTTCGACAAATACACCGACAGAGCAAACATGGGGGACAAGTGAGGGAGGATCGAAATGTCAAGTGATTCGGTATCAATATCAACGTCGTTACCCACATGTGGGGCTGAGTCAGTTCGTCCAGTTTTAACGTTTGCCGAAGCCGTGAATGCATCCATGCGGCGGTTGGCTGAAGATTCTCGTGTAGTGTTCGTCGGACAATCAGTGGCCTATGATGGGGCGACGATCTATGATTCATTGGATGGTGTCCCACTAAGTGCTCGTTTTGAGATGCCAGTCATTGAAGATTTTCAGATGGGTTTCTGTATTGGACTGGCTCTTCGCGGATTTGTGCCTGTCAGCATTTATCCGCGGTTTGATTTTCTTCTCTTGGCATTCAATCAATTGGTCAACCATCTTGACAAAACTTCGTACTTTGGCTGGGATGCAAAAGTGATTATTCGGACCCGTGTAGGGGGCACACGACCACTGAATGCCGGCCCACAACATACACAAAATCATACCAAAGCACTCGATATGATGTTGGAACATATCCCCGTCCATGAAGTCACAACGGCAAAGGAAGTTCTGACGGCTTATCGGAGTGCTCAGGAAGGAAGTACGTCATGTGTGATCGTAGAGAATCCATCATGATGAACGTTTATGTGGAATTACCTGACGGAATTTCGTCAGAGGTACAAGGTGTAGCGTTGATGATGTTTGAAAAACAACTGCGCGCGTTGTCCGGTGAAGACATACGCGTCTACAAGCAGAAAATGGCAGACGATTCGAAGTTGCGTATGATGATGACGCCAGAGGAGCGCGGCAGAATATGAAAATTGACATTGGTCGATGCGTGGATAAATTTTTATCATGGCCGTTACCAGACAGCGTATGTTCTGATTTATGTGCGACAAAACAAGGATATCCGCATCGATCTGGTACGTCATTATTAAGTGCCATTGAAGCGAAGCAGATGTTTGAACATGTTTTAAGCGAGTATATTAACGAGGAGCTACAATGAGTGTCGCCATTCCTGAAGTGATTGAACAACTCATACTAGATGGATCGAAAGTGGGCTGGTATCCTGATCGCATTGCGGCGTGGCAACGCGGAGAGCGGATCGCACCGATTACGATTGACGCAGCATGGACGCGGAAGTGCAACTATGCATGCGAGTTTTGCTACGCGACGCTGCAAGCCAGCCAAGGTCATACGATTACCAAAGAGATCGCGTTCAACTTTTTCAGTGATTGCGCTGAGATCGGGGTAAAGGGCGTTTCGCTCATCAGTGATGGAGAGAGCAGCGTGGTCCCATTCTACGCGGAGTCCATCAAGCATGGTGCGAAGGTCGGCCTGAAGATCGGGCTGGGAACGAACGGTTTACTTTTACGTAAACCGCTTCTTGAGCGCATCCTTCCCCATATTTCGTACTTGCGCTTTAACTTTAGTGGTGGGACGCGTGAAGGGTACGCGCGAATTATGGGTGTGGACCCGTCGTGGTACGACATGGTCATTCAGAATATCAAGGACGCCATGGCGATTAAAAACGCGTATGGCTTGCCTGTTACGATCAACATGCAACTTGTCTGTGATCCAAAACACGGTGATGAACTCATTCCATTTGCACAGTTAGCAACACAAGTCCGTCCTGACTACGCCATCATCAAGCATTGCGCAGATGATATCGATGGCGGACTTGGGGTGGACTACTCAAAGTACGAAGGTCTTCATGAGACGTTCCGTCATATCGAATCGCTTGGTGCGAATGCAGGCGTCCGTATTGTCGTGAAGTGGAATCGCATCGCTAACGAGGGTAAACGCGAATATACACGCTGTTACGGCCCACCGTTTATCATGCAGTTGAGCGGTAATGGTCTCATCGCACCATGTGGGTTTTTGTTCAACGAGAAGTACAAGGCATTCCACATTGGCAACATTTGCCATACGCGATGGCGAGATCTGTGGGCAAGTGATCGGTACTGGGAGGTGATGCAGTACCTTGCCTCCGATCAGTTTAATCCGCAAGTGCGATGTGGGCCGAATTGTTTGCAAGATCGCACGAACGAATTTTTATACCGGTATGTCAATGGTTTGACGCAGTTGCCAATGGTTTCGGCACCAGTTCATAGTGAGTTCATTTAATGTTACTGTTATTCTTTAACGGGACAACGCCTCCTGGCGCACCTGTGTATTCAATTGGGAACGGAGTCACGTGCTTACATGGATCGTTATTCACTGACGAGTTAACGGCATCTGTTCTCATTGGTCAATTGTCAACGCGAGCAGCTATTGATCAATTAAGTACATCAGCAGCTGATGTGACAGTGACGAAAACGTTTACCTGTTAGGAGGGCGTGGGATGGCGACCACAACCGTAGGAGAAACAGAAACAGTCAATATTAAGCGAACTGAAGGCGATACGAATGATGTCGTCGTGCATCTTACGAATGCAGATGGAACAAATGCAACGGTCACTGGATGGACCGCCGTACTAAGTATCGGGAGCGATGCAGATACTCCATTGTCGCCGCCGCAAGTCTATAACGGAGTTGGCTTAACCGGCGGATTGATCCCTATTAATATGAACGGTTTTAATTGTCCGGTCGGATCATATAAGTATGATATTCGCATTACGGATACGGCGACCGGTGACACACCGGCTCGTGTCTACTTCAAAGGTAGTTTCACTGTTGGGACACGGATTGACTAAGATGGCCGAACTTTTAATCAAAGCCATCGACGCCGTTCATCCAGATGCAGAAGTAGACGCATGCCATTGCTATAAACAAGGTATGCCGGTAGTTGTAAAGGAAGATGGTCACCAATGGGGGCTATCAGAAGGCCTTCCAAAATTTATTGTCATGAAAATACCAGGTGTCCCAGTCGAGCGGGTGGAGAAGTATATTGCACATTGGTCTGATATCACTGATCCACTTAAGCCGATTCCTATACGACGCCGACGATGGCAGATTCGCTGGGGTGCGTTGCCGTTGGCCATTCGTACGAAATTGGTGACGAAAGGCGAGATTATCGTAAAAGCATTGCCATCGCATCAAGGGCCATTTGATGTGCTGTGGAATCAAGTGAAGGGGTTTGTGCGGAATCATGAAACGGGTCTTGATGAAAGTGAAGAGCTGTAATGCCAACGATTAGTACGAAAACCGTCAAATCGAGTGGCGGGGATTATACCTCGTTGTCGGCATGGGAAGCCGGTGAACAAGCCAATTTGGTCACGGGGGACACCATTGCCCAAGCGGAGTGCTACTCCTTTACGGATACGACGGACGTGCTCTTTGGCGGGTGGACGACGGATGCCACTCGATATATTCGTGTCTACACCCCATCGACGGAGCGGTACCCTGGGAAGTTCGATAATACAAAATATAATCTTAATGTCGATCGTGTAAGTTTACCAGTGCTGCGGATCGAGGTGCTGAATATCCGATTTGAAGGCATCCAGGTCAAGGTGAACAAAACAGCGGATGGGTTTATTGCGACAGGTTTCCAGACGAACTTATTTAGTGTATCAAACGTTGATATCAGAATTGATCAGTGCTTAGTCAATTTTAATAATCTTGACGCAGTTAATTATACATGGAATGCAGGGTATCATTTTAATACGTCAGGCTCAACAAATTTTAATGTCTACATTAGCAATTCTGTCGTATATGGGGTGCGTGGGTATAATACGACATCTGGCAATTGGGGGTTTCATGTTAGCGGGACTGCAACGCTGCTCGCGTATAATTGTACGGCCTATGACTGTTCGGTTGGGTTTGATGTGGGCAGTGGTGGCACGTTCATTGCCAAGAACTGTCTGGCTCAAGGGTGTACGGATGGTTTTCAAGGCACGTTCGATTCTGGCTCAACGAACAATTGTTCAGACATTACCAGTGATGCCCCAGGATCGAATGCGGTCACTGGCACGGCAAGTTTTGTTGATGCGACGAATAAGGATTTCCACCTTTCTGCTAGTGATACAGTCGCCAAAGATGCCGGCACGGATTTGAGTGGGGATGCGACCTATCCAATTACCATCGATATTGATTATCAAACGCGAGCAGGATCGTGGGATATTGGGGCTGATGAGGTGGTGAGTTTGTCCCAATTTCCACGACGATGGGCAACCGCTGTATAAGGAGTTGCTATTATGCCGACATTAATTGCGACCGCTGGAGCATCGAATGCCAATAGTTATTGCACGCTGACTGAGGCGAATGCTTACCATGACGTACATCTGTATGCAACGACATGGACTGATGCTGATGATGATCAACGAATCATTGCATTGATTTGGGCAACTCGAATGCTTGATGAAATTTGTGATTGGTTGGGCGAGAAAGTAACAACAACACAAGCATTGCGGTGGCCGAGAAGCGGTGTATACGATCGTGATGACATCGTGATTAGTAGTACCGTTATTCCAACATGGCTCAAGAATGCAACGGCAGAACTCGCTCGACATTTGTTAGCGAAAGATCGACTGCAGACTATTGACGATGCGACCAACGGCTTGAAGAGTGCAGATGTTGGATCAATTTCTGTGGAGTTCGACAAAGGTAATCAACTCGCCATGTTGCCGGCAAGTATTCAGAATATAATTGGGCCCTATGCTGGATCGTCAGGAAGTCGGTCACAAATTTCGTTGACGAGGGTCTAACATGGGACTTCGTGATACACTGAATAACGTTGTTAAGTCGGCCATGGCTGCGATTGACGATATTCCTGAATTATGTACATACGTCAATACAACGGCGACAACATACACAGCCGCATCTGGAACGATTACGAAAACGTCGACGACATATCCCAATGTGAAATTAGTGTTCCTGGAATATACAAATCGTGAAGTCGATGGACAAGCAATTCGGCCACAAGATCAACGAGTCATCTTTTCAACGTTGGATTTGCCTATTACACCAACGACAAGTGATACCATTACACGACCGGATGGGTCAACATGGATTGTGATAAGTATACGATCCGATCTAAACACGGCATATTGGGAGTTACAAGTTAGGAGGCCATAATGCCGCCGAATAGTATTGAACAATTTGATTTACAAGTCGCCGAATTCGCACGAAAATTGAATCTTGCGGTAGCCGACGTACAGAAGTCAATTGCTCTTGATCTTTATGCCCGTCTTGTGAAAAAGAATCCTGTTGATACCGGACGAGCACGAGGTTCATGGACAATGGCCACCAATCGTGTCGATCGCTCGGTGCTCCCAGAACGACGTACATCATTGCCACCCTATCCAGAACCTGTTGTGACACCGCCAGCCATCCAAGTCGGTGACACAGTATGGATTAGTAACAATGTGCCGTACATCGGCGAACTTGAACGTGGTCATAGTCAACGTGCCCCACACGGATTCGTTAAGTTGTCAGTCGAAGAAGTTCGTGTGCGATTACGAGCTTATGAAGAAGCAGCGAAAGCACGGGCAAAATTATGAGCTTTGAAGATGCGGCAAAAGCAGTTGAAGGTCGGCTCCAAACAAATTGGACGGCAACACCGATTAAATTTGAAAATGTCCCATTTAAAGAAACAGCTTCGGCATATATCGCATTATTTTTAAAAGACGGTGAAGGTACACAAATTACACTCGGTTCTCCGGCCCTTCGTCGTTGGCCTGGAATCATCATGGTGCAAGTGTTTGTCCCGGAACGGACCGGCATACAACAAGCTCGGAATTATGCGGACGGTATCGGGGCAATCTTCGATCGTCAACAATTCAGTCAAGGGAATAGCGGTGTCTTTACCTGCCGTATTCCGTCGATTGAAATGGTGGGGGTCAATCAGGGATGGTTGCAAGTCAACGTGACGATCCCCTATCATCGTGATCGTCAATACTAAGTTCACCCAAAGGAGGGAGCTATGGCACAAGCAGAATCGAATCGAGTTTCGCTCAAGGTCAGCAAAGAGACGACATGGAATGAGACCCCGTCGACTCCAACAATGCTCGCCTTGCCATATACTCGTGAATCACTCAATCATCAAAAACGAACAAAGCAAAGTGATGTGCTGCGATCTGATCGCATGAAAGATGCTCAGGTCCAAGTCGGTGTCTCAGCCGAGGGCGACATTAACTTTGAATTGCGGTTCCTCGATTTTGATACTTTGTTGGAAGTTGCATTGGCATCAACCTATGCCACTCAATCAACGACCGGTGCTGGTACATCAAACAACTTCGCATTCGCTGCCGCTTCTGGTGGGACGCAAGTGATCACAGGTCCATCAAATTGGACGACGAACTATCTTGTCGGAGCGTGGGTTCGTGTGAAATCAGCCACTCAATCAGCGAATAATGGTATCTTCAAAATTACAGCGAAGACATCAACAACATTGACCGTTGCAAATACGGCTGGTGTTATCGAGGTTAACTCGACAGCTCAAGTCAATCAAAAGTGTCTCCGGAATGGAACAACAAAACAAAGTCTTTTGATCGAAAAACAGTACAATGACCTGACGAATAACTTCATCAATTATCGTGGTATGCGAGTCGACGGGTTGTCGATGAGTATTACGAGCGAGCAGATCATTACGGGAGCTTTCCGGTTCAAAGGTGTTCGTGGCAATCTTGCGACGTCAACAGTCGCTGGTGGCACGACGGCCGCAAGTAGTAATGAAAGTATGACCGCTTCGACGAACGTTGGGAGCATTGTTGAAGGCGGGGCAAGTTTATCGACAGGCATTAAGTCGATCACATTCAACTTGTCGAACAATACACGAGCTCTTGCGGCTGTGGGAAATGTCGCCGCAATCGGTATTAACATGGGGAGCTTGATGGTGACGGGCCGTGCTGAAGCCTATTTCGAAGATCAAGCCTTATTGACGAAGGTCTTCAGTCATACCTCGAGTGCCCTTGAATTTCGTTGCACGGACAGCGGTGGTAATGTCATGATCTATACCTTCTCACAATTACGATGGTCTGGGAACCCGGACAACCCTGGCATTGACCAAGATGTGATGTTGCCGCTTGAATTTTCATGTGAGCGAGAACCAACTAACAACGTGATGTTCCAAATCGATTCACTTGCCCCATAAAGGAGTACAGACGATGGATCTTTACCAGCAATTTGAGACCGATGAGACAGCTGAAGCTGAAGGTGTTTGGGTTACAATTGGGATTGGGGCACGACTGAAGATTGCCCGAGCCGGCAATCCGAAACATGCCGCGGCCATCAAACGATTGAGTGCTCCGCATATTCGTCCTGGAATGCGGATGGCCGATATCCCAGATGACGTCTTCAGCACGATTACGAAGGAAGCTGTCGCTGAATCGATCTTAGTTGACTGGGAAGGCATTACACGGAACGGGGTACCGGTTCCATATTCAAAGGCGGAGGCATTAGCGGCTTGTGGGCTCAAGGATTTTTACAACCTTGTGCTCACAACGTCGCAATCAATTGAACACTATCGTAAAGCTCGCATCCAAGAGCTTGAAAAAAACTGATTCGGGCCCTCGAGTGGACGATCGACTGGGGGCCCAAAGCAGGTGAAGCTGTTTCAGATGGTGCATTTCTATTACGACTTGCTGAAACAGAGGGTATACAATCGACGGCGATCAAACGTCGTCCTGTGCTTGATGTAATCGAGCATGGATTATGGCAAGCATTTCAGCTACTGCATCTTGGTCGTACATCATCGGGGTTCGGGCCGAATCCAATTTCATTATCAGAGATTCATAGCTATATGGAGCTCTTTGATATGCGGTCGAGTAATGAACGGCAAGAGTTCGTGACAATCATTCGAGCCCTTGATGCAGCCTATCTCGCAAAGGTCTTGAAAAAATGACGACACAAGCTGGATTTGATATCTCGATTGGATCATCGGGAGCCGTCAGTGGAGCATCTGCTGTCAATAATGCGATCAATCAAGTTCGTGCGAGTTTCATTGATCTTGCGGCGAAAGCGTTTATTGTTGAACAAGCATTAGTGAAAACATGGTCGATGGCGAAAGAAGGAGCTCAAGCAACTGAGACCTTCAATCGTCTTGATCGTCAAATGAGCCAACTTGGGTCATCAGCGACCATCATGGTCAGTGCGATGCAACAAGTCACACAGGGCCAATTGAATATGGCTCAATCGGCTCAGTTAGCCAGCCGAGCACTTGCCGTTGGATTGAGCCCCGATCAAATTTTGACATTCGCAGAAGCGGCCGAAGTTCTCAGTGATGTGATGGGGACCGATATTCCGCAAGCCTTCGATTCTCTTGTTCGTGCATCGGCAACAGGATCAAATCGAGCACTCGCTCAGATGGGTGTGTTCATTAATCTTGAAGGCGAGATGCAGAAATTAGCCTTCGCAACAGGCCGAACAACCGAGCAGATTACGAAACAAGAACGAGCGATGATTGCCGCGAAGGCCATCGCCGAGCAGACTCGTCAGACACTAGCTGAAATGAGCGATGGAGCGTTGTCTGATGCCGATAAACTCCGGCAAGTCGAAGTGGCATGGGAGGACATGTGGCATACGATTGAGTTCGGAGCCAGTAAAGCGACATTAGCCTTGAAAGAATTCATCACGATGGCTTTTGAAGCATTCCGAGCCATGACTCCAGGACTCTTCCCTGAACTTCCAGGATCAAAATCATTGGGAAGCGGCCGTCCAACGGTTCCCACACAATCACTTCGTGATAAAGAGATTCTCCCTGATCTGCCATTTGAACTCCGAGCAGCTCAGCTTGAAGCACAACGTGACAAAGTGAATTTGTTGAATCGTGGTGTCGTCGATCGCGAACAAGCCGCTGTGCAGACGGCGATGCAATTGCAAGATCTCAATGTCGCCCGTCGGTTGCAAACGGAAGAGCAGGCTATTACCAAGAAATACGAATTACAACAACGTGGGTTAGCAAAACAAGCTGATCTGTTACGGGCTGAACTGCAGTCAGAAAAAGAATTGTATGAGAGTACATTAAAGCTAAAGGGGATGACGACCGAACAAAAGATCAAACTTGATCTGGAGTATCAGCGAAAAGTCATTGAACTCAATGAAGGCTTGAAGGGTAACGAAAAAGAAGCTCGGAATGCCGAACTCTTGATGTTGGCACAAGTTGATGCCCAGCGGATTAAAACGGCTGAAACAATTCGGCAGAATGAACTTGCCGTTAGTCAAGATATGTTTCAGATGGGCGAACGGCGACGACAACGTGATCTTGAAGCTGAGACACTTTATTATCAGAGCCGTATTGATCTCGCTTTGGCATCGTTTGAAAATGACCAAGTGGTTGCCGGTCATGAACGATCATTGCTTCGTGAGCAACTGGCATTTAAGTTGCGATTGACTCGTGACGAAGTCGATCAAATCTTACAATTGAAACGTCAGGGAGATAGTCAAGGAGTGACATCATTACTAGATCGGGCTGATCCATTATTATCGAATCGAGCAAAACTTGGCATTGTGAATTCTGGTGCTGCACAAGATATTCGACTCAGTGAACGAGAAGGTGGGAGTTTCTTTTCCGGATGGGCCCGTGGGATGCAGGGCTATATTCGTGACACGAGTACCGGTTTCGGTTTCGCTCAGGATATGGCTCGACGAACTGCTCAAACAATGGAAAGCAGTTTTCAACGGATGTTCTTTGACCCTATGCAAAATGGATGGAGCGGCATGTTGGATAACATGCTGACGATGACGAAACAAATTCTGTCGCAAATTGCTGCACAGTTGGTTACATCCGGTATTCTCAATATTTTGACGTCATTTGGCGGCGGCGGTGGTTCATTGTCATCATTCTTTGCATTGCAAAGTAGTCGAAATGTTTCAGGTGTCAAAGTGTCAAGTTTTGATCGTGGTGGTGTGGGAGACTTTGGTTCGGGGTCATTAGCCATCTTACATCAACGAGAGGCCGTCGTGCCCTTACCGGATGGCCGATCAATTCCTGTGAGCATGAATGCACCGGCTACTGATACACCACTGGTTGTCAATATTATGAATAATAATAGTGGAGCTGATGTCGAAGCACGACAACAACGAAATTCGAATACTGGAAATATGGAGCTAGAAATTCTTGTTACACGAGCGATCAATAAATCGATTCAACAAGGCCAGATGGATAAGACAATGCGAGCACGGTTCGGCCTCACACCAGGAGAACGCTAATGCCTACATGGCCAGGAACATTACCGACTGTTCCATTGCGGGATAGTTATGAAGAATCGCAACAACCAGGATCGGCTATTCGTACACCGACGGATCAAGGGCCACCGAAACAACGGAATCGGTTTACGGCACAAGTAAAAATCTATCGAGTAACGTGGGAAATGACCGGAGCACAACTTGATACATTTTGGACATTCTATCGGTCCACACTTGGAAATGGAGCTTTGCAATTTGACGGGCTTCCAACACCACGAACGTTGGCGACAGCCAATCATCGATTTAACGTCAGTGAACAACCGCGAGTGGTACCGACAGGTTGGGACAGTTATGGTGTCAGCTGTTTATTAGAGGTCTTGCCGTAAATGTCACGAAGTACGTCATCGCTATTTAAATCGATGTCGAATGCACAAGAGACTGGTGAGGTCCTCTTAGCTCTTGTGACAATCACATCAAGTTATATTGTCGGCGGCCCATTACGACTTGTTCAAGACCTACAAAATATTACGAGCAACGGCAACGTCTATACAGCTTTTCCATTCGAAGTTCGATTACCGTCTGACAATGATGAAGGATTCGGAAAGGTCACACTGACGATTGATAACATCGATCGATCGATCGCTGCAGCCATTAAGAGTATTCCGCCGAGTGCTCCACCACTTGTTCAAATTGATATCGTTGTCGCCAGTCAACCAAACACTGTTGAAATGTCATTACCGAATCTTGTCATACGGAATATTAGTGGCGACGCATTTCGAATCGACGGCGAACTATGGGTCGATGAGGAAGATTTGCTCCCGTTTCCAGAGGGGGCATTCACACCGCAGTATTTTCCAGGCTTGTTTAAATAATGAGCTGGGCAGCAGAGTACCTTAATATTCCGTTTGTACCAAAAGGTCGTACACGAGCTGGTGTTGATTGTTATGGTCTTGTGCGACTCATTTATGCGGAACAACTCGGTATTGAGTTACCATCATATACTGAAGACTATGCGACGATTCATGATACAATAGAAATCGAAGCTCTGCTTCGTGGCGAGACGGCAACACGATGGAAAGAAATTCCTCTGGTGAGTGCGACGATGTTCGATGGTTTAATTTTTCGTATTGTCGGGCATCCAAAGCATTTCGGATTGATTACAAGTGCTCCACAGTTTATCCATGCAATGAGAAATGAAGACCAAATCACTGGTCGAGTGACGACGAATCGATTTGATTCGATTTTATGGAGGCATCGTCTTGTCACAGCTGTCAGATACCAACGTTGAGACATTCCGACTCATTGCATGTCCAACGTTGAGCCACGAAAATCGTATTGACACATACCGTGAACCAGGAGCGGTTCTTCACGACCATCTCCAAGCCATCGGTTGGGGTCCTCGTATTGACAACCTTCGTGTCTTCATCGACGGCCAACTTATTCCTGATGCTGAATGGGCCCATGTCGTTCCAGCAGCTGGTCAAGCGGTCGTCGTCCGTCGTATTTTACAAGATAGCGGCGGTGGACAGGGCGGCAGTCAGGGTAAACAAATTGGGATGATCATTGCGATGGTCGTCTTGATCGCTGCGACATGGTATGTTGGCGGCGGTGGACTTGCAGGGCTCTTACCCGAAGCTCTTCAAATGGGATTGGCCGGAGCTTGGGAGGGTATTGGAGCTGCGATGTTAATCGG